AAAACAGATTGAACTACAAACCACATGGTCCTATATAGCTCAGGTACTTGTTCTTTTAAAACAATTTCTGGTATCTGTCTTAAAGTGTCCTCATCATCATTGCCCGCAAACTTTATTTCTTTTTTCATTTGTTCTATTTCTCTTAACAACATCGTACAAAAATGTCTGCGAAACAAGGGCACTTTATAAATATCTGGATATATTTTTTTTACTATATCGTGCGCTGGTGTTTGTTCCATATCTTTCAAACCCATAGCTGCTTTGTATTTAACTATATGTGGCAAGGTATCTTGGACCGCTTGATAAGTCTTATGGTTAATCATCCAGTGTGATTGCATACTTAATAGATAGTTTTTCAGTTTATACATAAAAATAGTATATCAGATAAACTTAAATAATTAGTTGTATATTTGTCCAAATTTTTATAGAATATACCAAACTAAAAATATATTTATTATATGGAACCAATATGAATGAAGGCAAAGAGATAAGAAAAAGTTTAGCAGTAGACCCAGCTACATACAATTTATTGGATGAAATATGTCAAATGGAACATCGTTCCAAAATTGACCAATTAAAAGTTTTAATCCAAAAAGAACATAAAAGATTAGCTACGGCCAATGCAGATGAAGCAGTTGTTTAAAAATATTATGTCAAAAAATAATAAGCCAATACCACAATCCTACAAACCTGTTATGGAAGCACAAGAGGTTATTGATGTGTTTAGTAGATTAACTATGCACCAGCAAGCAGCTCTAATACGTCTTATATCAAGAAACTTAGAATTTGATATAAACGGAGAAACCGTTATGGGTTATGAACTAGATTACGAAGTGGTTGGTGCCGTTATCAAAGCTTTCAATTCTTTAGACTAAAGAACCTAAACCGCCAACTCGGCGCATTGCAATCTCTCTATCTTTCTCATCTGGCAATATAGTCGGAGATAACATTTGTGGTGGACTTAAATCTGTTGGCGCACTTGGAGCTGGTATATTCATAGCTCCGCTGTCAGGTGATATATTCTTAATATCTTCTAAATACTGGTCATAAATAATCCCCTCTCTAGGCTCTTGATTTCTAATATCCTCGCTTTGAAACTCTTGAACCGAAGGCTCTGTGATACTTTGATAACCCTCAACACCGCCTCTCAAAGCAGACTGCTTTGCTATAAAATCATTGGTGGAGAAAAATCTATAAACCTCATCCAACGTTTTTCCTGCATCTGGGTCTGCAAGCAATATATCTGTAAGAACTTCTTGATACTTGTATTGTTGTTCTTTTGATATTCTATTAATCATATCATCACCAAGCCTACCACTTACGAATCTACCTGGAGTGTTTAAAAGAAGTTGTCCAAAATTTATTGCTTTGATATTGCCGCTTAAGGCCTCATTTAACATTTTGCTTGCCATTTCTGTCAATGGCTGCGTTTGCGAACCACCAGGTGATATGCTAAAGGCCATTCCCATAAGCTCATTCATATTGTAAAAGTTTTTAAATTCTTCTGGCTCTAACATAATTTGCATCATCTTTCGGTTTTTTTCTTGCATAAAATGTTTTTGCAGTTGTGGCATGCCTTTTTGTAAATCTTGGGCCCTGTAAAACCTATCGTAAACATCAATCATGTATTGTTTTTTAATATCTTTAAACAACTCTGGGTCAGCTGTTTGCAATATTCTTTTTGAGTTTCTTAGAGATTGTAATGAAACATTGGGATTAAACAGCTCTTTCATTGCATTAGCCGTTTGTTTATCTGTCATTATTTTGCCAAATCTACCGATAGCGCTTCTTTCAATTATTTGTAATGCAGGTTTGTTTGGGTCATAAACCCTTCTTGCTAAGGCATAATCAGGATGTGCCTCGTCCATTAAGGCTGTCATGTTATCCATAATGCCGTAAATTTGTCCTGCGTCGCCAGTGCCTTTACCTTGCAACTTAAAAGCAAGTGCTTTCATTTCGGTAGTACGTCTAGCATCTAGCTCCATCAAATCAGTTACAAGAGTTCCATCTTCTTTATAGAATATTTTTTTAAACTTTTCTAAATTTTTTACCGTGCTTGGCGCAGGCTCAATAACTCTTATAAGATTGCCAGAACCATCTAATACCTCGCCAGCAATTTTGCTGTCAATTAAATCTATTACACCTTGCATACCGCCAACCTCAATGCCATCTGGTGTATTTTTTAATGAATTGTAAATTTTAGTAGCTCTTGCTTTTCTTCTTCTTGTAAGCTCTTCTAACACGTCCTTGCTTGTATCAACAAGTCTTTGGTTTACATCGCCAGTTACTCTTCCTGTCTGTGAACCAATAGCATCTGCATAGACGTTTATAGCCTCAGCTATTTGTGATGCTTGGCTATCATAAAACTCCATAACCGCTCTATTATCAGGTTGTTGGCTTAAATAATATTGTATGTTTGCTGCTCTTTTATTTATATTTTTTGCTTGTGCTGGCGTTAAATCAAAACCAAACTTTTTTGCTTCTCGCATAACTGTATCTGCATCTTTTCTTAAATTCATCAAATACGTTAAAGTATCTGGGTCTCTGCGAAACAGGCTTACCACGCTCCCTGTACCAACACTACCTTGCCCAAAAGGTATTAATGAAAACGAAGAAGAAATCATTAAGTCTTTTGATGCAGCCGCTATTTCTTCCGCGGGCAAACTATAAAACTGGTCAATAGCAATTTGTCTACCTGTTCTTGGAACAGCTCCAGCGACTAGATTACCGCCAAAACCTCCAATAGCAGTAGAGCCTAATAAATAAGCTCCAGCAGCATAAACATTTTTTTGTGCTGCTTTTGCAAGAGGATTGGCTCCTGTTGCTAATTGTCCTAGACCCGTTTTGAACCCATACCTAGCACCAGCCATACCACCACCAACATCTGCTGCAAAGGTTGCTGCGGGTGCTAAATTAGGCACTATCTTATCTGCAAAAAAACCAACCGATTCGTTGTCTGGAAACTCCCTTGTATATTTTTTATTGTTATATACTTTTTCACCGCGTGTGTCTTCGTAATAAAGCTCTCCATCTATATTGACATATTTTTCTGAGCCGCGTGGGTCATTAGGAAAACGCTCTGATGCTAAAAAGTCAATCCTAACATCATCATCAAAAAACAAATATGATTTTGCTTTTCGCATAGTGTAATTGTCTTGTTCTTGTTGATACTGTAATCCAACTTTGTCAATATTATCTATGTCTGTAAGATAGTCGTTGTAATCTTTGCTCATGGTGTAGCATCTTTTATTTTTTGGTTAATTATTGCAATTAACTCTGTTTTTTTGTCATCGGATAAGTTTGCATCATTTTCTATTTCTTGTATTTTTCTTTCGTATGAAGCCACTATTGGTGGTTTACCCTCTGAATAAGTAGACTTTAAGTTATCGCCTTTTTCTTGTCCTTCACGATAACTTTTTCTCCACTCATCTGTGTTAAAGTCTTCTGGTGTTGTGTAAACATTTCCTGTTACATCCGTATAATCGCCCGCAGCTATTTTTTCTAATTCATCAAACTCTTCATCACTAAATAGTAAGTTTTTGTCATACCAATCGCCTTCAAACTTTGCAAGCTCTCTTCGCACTTTGCTTGCTGTTATTTCGCCTTTTAATTCTTGAGCCTCAAGCTCATCAGCCTTTGCTGTATAAGCATTAAAAAAATCTACGTCTCTTTGCGCTACTCTTTTCAAATACTCTACTTGTTTTAAAAAACCATTATAGTTTGAGCCAAGTCCAGGTGAGGCTCTTTCAAACATTTCCATTTCACGGTTAGATATAGCACCTTTTGTTCTGCTAACAATATCCATAGTAAAGCCGAGAGATATTTGACTTAAAAGTATTTGGTCACCTATAACATCTGATTCGGTTTGACTATTAACTCCTAGTCCATCCAAAATTTGTCTTGGAAATAAAGTAAATTTTGATACTGTACCAAAATTTTGTGGTCCTAATCTATTTGCAATAGCCTCTGCTTCGTTAAGATTTGCAACAGAACTATTACCAGCTCTATATTTTTCTAATATTTCTTCTTCTGCTTTAATTTGTGCCTTTACTGCCTCTTCATCCCTTTTACTAAACTGGGGTCCTGTGCTTACAGATATTTTTGAGCCAGAACCTCTTTCAAAATATCCATCTTTTAGTAAATCATTTATAGCCGTATCATTAGCATAATTATCTCTAATAGTTTTAATATCAAACTTTCCATCTGGCATTTCTTTTTGAAACGTTAATAAATCGCCACGTTTGTTTTTGTATTTTAAAACTTCGGTTTCATATTCACGCAAAAAATCTAATGCTTTTTCTTCACTTTGCATAGCCATCTGTGCGGCTTGAAAACCAATTTGTTGGCGCATTTTTGCATCTTCTTCTTTAGCAGCGCGCAATCTATCAGACACTCTTGTAAAACCAGCTCCAAGACCTGTGTAAGCCGAACCTACACCTGTGTTTGGTGTAGACAACAAACCTGCGCCTAGTTCAGATGCAACTTCATATATGTTCATTTTTTTTCTAGGTGGAGTTACTTGTGAAAGTCTGTCGTAATATTTTTGATAGCTTTCTTCGTAACTTGGCATATCCATAAGTTGTTGAGATAGAGTATTCATAGTGCTAGTGCTTGCAGCACCGCCTTGATTAAATATATCTATTTGTTCTGGTATTTGCGCTCTTGATATTGCCATAGTTAATCTTTGCCACCATATAGTTGTCCCAAAGCACCGAAGGCTGATAATCCTACACCCATGCCAGCTTGAACTGGACTAGGCGCTGGAACAAACTGTGTATCTGTTTGGAACTGTCCAGCTGGAGCCATGCTTACAAATGGTTGTAATGCCTGATACTGTAACAACGGTGTCATTTGTCTTTGTTGTAAGTTTCTACGTTGTGCATCTAACATTTGCTGGGTTTGTCCTTGTTGTTGTGCGCCCATGCCATAAAGTGCAGCTATGTCAGATGCGGATGCGCCTGCTGCTTGCGCTCCGAGGCCTTGTAAACTGCTTCCAAGACCAAATTGCCCACTATATCTTTGTTGTCCTATGTTTTGTTCTGTTTGACCCAACCCACTTAAAGCACCAGCTAAAGCTTGTTGTCCTGTGAATCCTTGACCAGCTAACCCAGCTAACCCAGAGCTTGCAGCTCTTTCTGCTGCTTTTTGACGAGCAAACTCACCTAAACCAGTTTGTTGTGCCTGTCTAAAGCCTTGAGAGCGAATACCGCCCAATGCCTCAGCCAAACCCCTACCAATAGCTCTTTGACGCTCAGAGGCGCCGAGACGAGCTCTGGAACCAAAAGCAGATTCACCACCTCTTGCAATATCACCAGCTCTTGCTCCTATATCTGACTTTGCTCCTTGTTCCATAACATCTTGTATGGTTTGCTGTACTACTCTGTCTTCGTATGGGTCATAAAATCTTTCAGTCATGCTAGGGTCATAACCACCAACAGTTCCACGTAAAATATCGGCCGACTCACCCAGTCCTTGACGTAACGAGCCTAGACCGCCTCTAGTGGCCGCTAACGAGCCTATTGCAGCTGTACGACCTCTTTGTAAGCCTTCTTCTAAAGCTTGAGTACCAGCGCCATAAGCGTCTGCTGCTGTTCCTAGGTATGGGTCTTGTTGTCCTACTGATTGTCTTTGCATTTGCATTGCTGCAAGCTGGTCAGGACTAAATCCTGCTACTTGTTCATCTATAACTATAGGATTGCCTTGGTCATCGTAAAAAGTTTTTTCAGCAGCTCTCATAGCACCAGGTATAAAACCGCCTTGTCCATCAAGACCAAATAATAATTGTTGTGTGACTGGGTCTAATGTGGTTTGTCTTTGTGTTACTGATGCAGCAAAAGGATTATTTACCGCTTGTCCTGCGTTTGTAGTAGTAGTTGTAGCAGCTGGCTCTACAGGAGGTTCTACCACAACAGGGTCGTCAGTGGTGGTAGGCTCTACTACTGGAGCTGGAGCTGGTTGATTAGCTGCAACTGTTGTAGATGCTGGTGGAGTTACTGGCTCTGGTGGTGTAACTGGAGCAGGGGTTGTAACTGGCTCTGGTACTGGAGTAGATATAGGTGGTGAAGGTGGTGTTACACCAAAAGCCTCTCCAGGATTAGTTTTTTGAAAATCACGAAATGCTTGGTCTCTAGCCGCACCTTGCTCACGTTGAGCTTCTGCTCCTGGTGCTCCACTTGGCACACTTATTCTATCGCCATCTGGACCATAGGCATACACAAAACCAGGTTGAGGCATAACTGTGGTCATAACTTTACCTGGAACTTGAGATTGGTCAAAAGTGTACCCTTCTGGTAAATTTGCTGGGTCGTAATCTTTACCTGCACCATATATATCTGTTCTTTCTGATATTGGAGTAAAAGTAGGTTGTTGAGGTATTACAGGCGATGTAACTGGTACTGGTGCTGGGTTTGCAACGATGCCACGATTCTGTCTCTCTAAATCATAATTACCAATTCTATCTATAGACATGAAATCATCACGCTTGGGAGGCATGATTGGTTTTTCAAATGGATTAGGTACCTGCGGTATTGGTTGAGGACCTTGTGGCAACTGCTGTATTGGTTGACTTACAGGGTCTATAATTCCTGTTGCAAGATTTGGCTGTGGTTGTCTTTGCAAAGGTGCTGGCACAGGGGGTACAAAAGGTATAGATGCTTCATTAGGCATACGAGGTATAAGTTCATTTATTGGCTTATCTATTCTTTCTATAGACATAAAATCATTACGTTTTGGTGGAATAATAGGTCTTTGTAATATTTCTCTTTCAGGTATTAAAGATGTATCTAAAGGTGGACCACCTACTACTGGAGGCAAAGCATTTCTAAGGCTTTCACCAGTTAAATCTACTCCACCTAAAATACCTCCACCTTGTCTTGTTTTGTCAGGATTTTGTGCAATAAATTTTTGAAAATTATCAAATGCTCCTTTTAATCCTCCTCTACCACTACTTGGAATTGGTGCACCAGGCACATTGGTTGGAGGTGGTGCTATTGTAGGAGGCAATCCATCTAATGAAGGTATTAATCTGTTTATATCACCAATAGTTCGCGGCGGCACCAATGGACTTGGTGGAACAACAGGCATAGGTTGAGGCATTGGCATACGTCTTATAGGTGGAAAATTTATATTTCTTATCGGCTGCCTTAAACCACGGTTGAATGTAGGCGCTTTTATGTCGTTAACACCTCTAATTAAATTTTTAAACAAACCCATTATGATTCCTTAGCTTTGCTTGCAAAAGTGTCCATCATTGCATACATATTATCCATGCCTCTTTCTCTGTTTTCATCCATAGTTGGCATTAAACTAATAATACCGCTTGGGTCTGATTGCATTTCGTATGAGCCAGCACCTCTTACGGCTTGTCCTGTCATTACAAACTCACCATCGCTTAACATAGCTGGTATGTCATCACTGGTTTCTGTACCTGGACCATTTATATCGCCATCCATTCTTGGAAACTCACCTGGATTCATACCACCACCCTCTGACATTTTTTTTGCATTTATAGAGTTTAAATATTTTTTCAAACTTTTTTTTGCTGCTTTTGATGAAATTGCATCCATACCACCTTCCTCATATTTAGCAAGGTTTTCTGGCGTTACATATCTTGCCGCGTTGTCATAGTTTTCTTTTGCTGTTTTAAATTTTTGTTTACTTACTAAGGTTGTAGGAAATTTATTATGAAAAAACATATCTTGTTTTTTTTGGCTTAATTCATCTAAATATTTATTAATTTTATCTTGAGACAAACTATCAATGCCACCACCATCTTGCATTTGTACTGCTCCGCCCTGAGCAAAGGCCATAATACCCCCACCTTCTTGCATGCCCATAGCCATACCGCCTGTTAAATCTTCTACAGCACCGCCATACATCATACCTGCTGGCTTGCCACCAGATAACTCTGGAAAAGTGTTTGCGGGTAATAAACCAAACTCAACTGGGTTTGGTGTCTCTTGTCCCATTCTTCTAGCTATTTCAGCTTCAATATTGTATCTACCAGTTGGACTCATGGTTGTTAATGGGGTTAAAGGAACTCCTGTTTGTTTTTTAGCGTCTTCATAAGCTAGTTTACCCAAACCAGCAGCTAAGGCTCCGATACCAGCTGTCTTTGCAAAATTACCAAGACCTCCCAAAAAGCCTCCGCCTCCACCGCTACCGCCACCGCCGCCTGTTAGATTACTGAGAAAACCGCCACTGCCTCCAGCAGCTAATTGTTGTAACTGTTGTAGCTGTGCAGGTGGCATTGAAGCTAATTGTGTTGGTGTCATGCTATTTAAAGCATTTTGTGCATTTGTTGCTAAGTTTGAAGACGCAACTTGACTTGGTGTACCGCTACCTAAACCAAATTTATTTGCTAAACCTTGTCCTGCTGCTGGACCACCTGCGAAAGTAGAGCCTGTTTTTCCAAACATACCGCCAGCTAAAGGATTTGTTAAACCAGGTACAATACCGCTAAAACCACCAGCTGTCCCACCTGCAATAGATGAAAGACCAGGTATGCCTGCTTTAGCAATACCTCCTGCAACAGTGCTTCCAATTTTACCCAAGGTGCCTCCAATGACAGGTATCTTTGAGGCCAAGCCACCAATACCACCCAATACTCCTCCTAAAGCTGTACCAACTCCAGGTATAAATGCAGCGATAGGCGCTACTTTTTTAACTACTTTTTTAAGACTTTTGCCTATCTTTTTGAAAAATCCAAATTGTTCTAATCCTGTGATTGGGTTTAGTGTAGCTATACCTGTGCCAACAACAGCCTCTTCTGGGTTTACTCCAATTTCTTTAAATTTACTCTCAACCATCGCCTCAAATCTATCATCTTCAAAAAACTCTGGTGGTAAAACTACTTCACCTGGTTTTAAATGAGCAAGTTGAGTATCTTCACCTTCGCCTTGAGCAGCAATTTCTTGTGCTATACCCATCATTGGCGCTTGCTCTTGCACTAGACCACGCTGCATGAGGTTTTGTATAGATGCTTGTTCTTCTGGCGACATGTTTTCTGCACCTTTAAACAACTGTATTAAATCGCGTGGATTCTCAGCCATCGGCCTCGCTGGAGCAGGCAGATTTTGAATTAAATCGCGTGGATTCTCAGCCATCGGCACTGCTGAAGCAGGTAGATTTGTAATTAAATCGCGTGGATTCGTTGGTGCCTCTACCGCAGGTGACGGCATCGTTTTTATAGGCATAGTGCTTTCAAGCATTTTCATTTCCTCTTGATATTGCCGATTTAACATTCTTTTAGCCATTTCTATTTGTTCTTGAAGTTGCTGGTCACCCACCACCTGAGCCGTATCAGGATTTATGCCTAATTGCTCTGCTATTGCTTTGTCTTGGTCAGACAAGACACCAGGCCCAAAAGCGTCGCCATCACCTTCTAAACGCTCTGGAGGCAACATAGAAGCGTCGCCTGTTAGTCCTAGTATTCTTTGTCTTAATAGTTCATTTATCATTATGGCGTACTCACTGTTACTGTTCCTAAACTCATTGTAGCAGAAAGTCCAGTCAAATAAGTTTGATGTTCATACAGGTTTCTAAACTGTGTGCCATCAAAGGCTTGATGAACCTCTGTCGTTGAGTTAAATATAATAGCACCTGTAGCAAATTGCAACTCGCTAATGTCTGTGGAGTTATATGATTTAATTGCGTCTGGGTCTACAGAACTAAGGTTAATTTCTAATATTCTAATTAATCTGTTAAAAGTATCTGCTGAAACTGTTTCACCCTGAGCAAAAGGCAACTGAGTTGGTAGTAATTTACTCATTATCTACGTCCTGACGGTTGAACTTCTACTCTTGTGCTTCCTAGCCTCCACTTATAATTTTTTCTATCTGTTTCAGAGGTGTCATCATCGGACTCAAACCTTAAAACAAATTGTCTAGCACGCGAACGTAATGAGCCAAAAGTAGAGCTTGATGTAATCTGTGTTGTAGAATCAGTGGTTAAGGTTTGATTTGCAAAATCACGTCTTTTAACAACCACATTTATACAAGGGTTTTGACTTGTCCCTACTTGATTTACAAACAATATATCTGGAAGTATTTTTTTAAGAAATACAAAATTTTCACCATCTGCAATATCTATGTCAGCTGATTCTATAAAAACACCATCCATTGAATCGCTATCATTGTTAAAACCTTTCTCATGCTCATAAACGTATTTGGTTGAGCTTGCCTCACCTGCTGCTAGAGGCTTGTTTAGTACACCAGCTGCTAACCAGCTATACCTTTCTAATGAGCCTATGCTCCAAGAGTTTTCCTCATAGTTGTAAATTACATACCTAGATATTTCTGTTTCATTATCAGTCGTTGAAGGGTAGAAAAACCAAACTTCGCTAAACTCTTCGTTTAGGCCAGCAAAACATTTAAACGCTTGGCTTTCATCTAAGTCAGAAAAAACATAGTCCTGCACTGAGCATGGTAACTTTTGCACAGCGCCATTGTAAAAATAAAAACCTTTCTTGGACATATAAAAAACACCTTTTGGTGAATTTGCAGCAGCTTTAGGGCCAATTAGTCCTGCACCCTCATTAATTAGGTTTACAGCAAATGTAAGAGGTGGTCCAATAAAATTCATTGAATACAAAGATGTGTCTGTCCATATTAAAACCTCTTGTCTTGCTTTTAAGCCGCCTACAATAGAAGAGCCAGAAGATAATCTCAAAGAACCTGCGGTATTTGTTGCAAGTGGCTCAAACTCTAAAGGATTTTCTTGGTCGCTAAATGCAATCAACATAGGGTCTAAAGTTCCTGTCCTTGAACCACTACTTATTGGGTCTGCGCCTAAAACTATCAAATGCCTATCGGTTTCTGACGTTAATACTTGTAAGCCACGGGTTGGCACTAAGTTTGCGCCAGATACGGCAGAAAGCTGTACTGCTCTTGTTGTAAGGCCGTTATTTTCTACCCACCTATAAATACTACCGCCGCGAGGATTTATCATTAAATCTTCGCCATAATTATCATGTGTCCATAATCTTAGTTGGTTAGTGTCGCTTAATGCAGTAGACGAACCCCAAGCGCCAGCACCCCAAGTGCCAACACCCCATCCTGTTGATTCAACATAAAACTCTAACCCTGAGTTTACTTGATAAGCTGCATCGGTAGCAGAGCCTCCATTGCCACTATCACTTGCATTTGCGGTAACTGTTGCGCCGCTTGTATCTTTAGCTGAAATTTCATAAGTGTTTGTGCCAGTAACTAAACTAATTTGGTATTCCTGGTTTATAACAGCAGCAGTAACATTACCACCTAAACTAACAGCGCTTGAAAAAGTAACAAAATCTCCAGTTACAGCACCATGACTACTATCGGTTACAGTAAGCGTAGCAGAACCATTAGTAGCAGCAAAAGTAGCGGCGTTTGTGGTGTTTTTTCTTATAGGCGTTATATCGTTATAAGTGTTGCCCTCTTCTATGTAATATTTATTAGTTGTGCCTACACCTAAATATTTATTACCACCTAATGAAATCCATGAGTGCAAAGCTCTAGCAGAGCCTATAATTGAATTTGTATTAAGCTTTTCCCAACCGCCGATTTTTTCTACGCGACCTTTTCTGAAACGAATTTTATCGCCGTCAACCCAACCACCTTCATTTGAATAGTCGGTTTCCTCTTTGTTTATTCCAGGCTTAAAATTAAGTTTTGATAGCGGCATAACACGACATTTACGCTAACCTAATTATCGCGCCTGTTGCAGTAGCGCTTGGAAAAACAATAGTAAAATCTCCAGCAGTAGAAGTTTTGTCTCCACCAAAATCTATTGCAGCAACAGCCTTGTCAGATTGTGTGTCATTGTAAATTAAACAACCTCTAGCTGTTACCGTAGCGTTACTAAATGTTAAGTCTGCAAAATCACAAATAGCAGTAGTGCCAGATGTTGTTGGTGTTACTGACGTAAGTGCAGAGCCAGCAGTAGTATAGTTTGTGCCTGTAGCCTCACCTGTTGTTACGTAAGCAGTTGTGCCAGCTCCTAGTGTTGCAGAACTGCTATACAAGGCTAATTTAAAACTGTTACCACTTGTTGCTGTAAAATTATGCGTGCCAACAAGCAACTCTTGCTTGAAACTCGTACATATCGCTGATGTTATTGCCATTATAGCTCCTTCAATATTTTAGCCATGTCGCTGTGGCCCTGTTTTTTTAATAAATTTGCATAAGTCGTGTTCTGTGACTTTATTGCATTTTTCATACTATGTAAGATTACAGTATAAACTTGATTTTGAAAAGCCAAAGCCTGCTGTTTTATATGCTCAGGTGCATCGTTAGAAATGTCGCAAATTTTTTTCGTTGCCTGTGCTGCCCAAAATTCTGGGTCATGTCCTTTGCCATCTGTTGTTGTAATACCAACTTGACCTAAAACAAAATCGCTTCCTACGCTCATCCTTTGTATGGTTCTGGCGGAACTACATCCTCATCTATTTTTAAACCATGCTGTTCTAATTGTTTGTTTATATCTTGATAAGGTCCAATAATAAACTTACCCTCATGTGGAACTGCTACTAATGGTTTGTTCAATCTGTGAAAACCATAAAGTTTTTCTGTAGCTGGCACATTAGAATCTAAAACTGTTGACCTGCCGCTTATACCAATTAATATATCTTCACTCATACATTTGCTTATCCAAAACTCAACACAGGCTCTACCTGCCTCTGCAAAGTGCATATTTTCTTTGTATGAAAAATCTATGCCGAATAAATCTAGTCTACCAACCTTGTTCCACAAAGCAAAAGCTATAGCGTAAGCAACAGTATTGTTAAGATAAGCACATTTTGTTGCGTTACAAACCTCTTCTATTGGGTACATAACAGGATTTTTAATTCTATGGTCTAACTCACAGGTATAAACAGGTGTTTCTGTTTGTTCTAAAACACGACACATAACCGATGTTTGTTTACCTGCATCGTCAGTATCAAAAAACCTACTTGCAGGGTCTAACATAAAAATACGGTCGCATGGATAAGTAGAGGCAGTTGAGTTTATACACCAAACCTCATCCCACTCTCTGCCGTTTTGTAACCCTATTGCAAAATCAACTTGTGATATACCAAGTCCCACTAGGGCAATTTTTTTGCCTTCTAAATTTTCTATTCTGTCCATCAGCTCACGCTAGAGCGGACTGAATCATACCTGTATTCGTCGCGTGTTCCACGACCTTCTGATGTGTTTTTCATTCTGGCTACCGCCTCCTTAAAACGTCCCTCTAGTTGAGCGATAACGTCAGGCGGTTCTTTTAAAAATATTGCTCCTTCTATTAAAGAGCCATACAACAAAGCATCTGAATAATCAGTTGACAAAAATGTTGTGCCAGAGTCGCTACCAGCAGTCAAAGAGACTGGTTTATGTAAATAATGAAGCTCAACCGTATAATCCGAATCAGGTATAGGCGATACTTCAAATGCCGCATCATCAAACAAAGAGTAATATTTCGGTTTAGAACGTGTAGTTCCAGATGAATATTCCTTTATGAATGATGGATGTTTGAAATCTAAATAGTCGTATGTGCTTGAGCTTATGACAGCCAAACTCATAGGTGCATAAAAATCTGTAGGTGTTGCTAAAAATCTATTACCTGTTGTTACAGTTCCTTGAACATTTTTACGTTGTTCTGGCAACTGCACAAAAGAAAATATACGGTCTTCTGCTTCTGTTATAAATGTTGGAAGTTGTGTTGTAAATGTAGATTCAGAAACCTGTAAGTAATCTTGTATGGCTGTTTTTAATGTACTGTATGTAAAACTCATGTTGTCACCGTTACCTCACCAACACCTGATGAAACCTCAAATGTAGATAATACACTACCTAACTTACCATCACCAACATTCGTATAGACTAAAAATTTTCTATTATCGTCTGCTTTATCTGGTCTTGCATTTTTAACAGCTTGTGGGTCTTCTGGAGCTGGTTTTGGCTCTAATTGTGGATGTTTTGCATCCCACATGTCTGGTCCAACCAATAAACCATCCCATGTTTTACGCATATCATGTAACTTATATCTAAAACCAGATATATCACAGATTCCGTATGAATGTTTACCTGATGCAAAAGACATTATGCGTTGTTGTAACTCCTTAAATTAGGTGATATTTTAAAAGAGGCTCGGTCTTCATCTGTAGACAAGGCTCTTTGGAACTCTTCCTCGTACAAAGCTTTCAACATTTGTGTTCTGTCTGGAGCTCTTTTTAAAGACATGTAGTAAGCTAATCCTGCTGCCAAACAAGGATAGAACCTAAAAGGCATATCCAAAGTATTTGCGCCAGCATCGGCATCATCCATTCTTGTTAAAACATTCATATAAACAGTGTAAGTGCTTGACTTATCTGGCACTGGCCAAACAGTAATAGTTGGAGTAGATTGTTTATCAATAAGAAACTGATTTGGCTTACCTGTACTTGATTTGGTTGTTATGTGTGAATATTCAGCTCTGCTTAACCTTGTCATAGGTAAGTCAGTAGTTTCAGTGCCTTCTGTTTCTCTAATATAGACATCAAGCACATCTATTGGTGCTGTGGCATTGGTGCTATCAATGTTATATGTGCCTGTATCTTTAACCATAGCAACAGTTTTTTCTTTGACTGTCCATTGGTTTAAACCTCTGTTGGCCCACTCTGCAAGCATTAAATTAAGGCTTCTTGTAGCACTTTTTAAATCGTAACCAGTGCGAAGCTCTAAACCACAACGCTCAAACGCTTCTTCAACGTAGTCTGCTACGTCTAATTCAAAGTCTTTGCTTCCAGATAATGCCATAATTACTCTCTATCTTCGTCTGAGGCATACAAATTGTCAAATGTAATCACTGGGTCTGTGTAGCTTTCATGTGCCTCGGCTGAATGTACCCATTGTGATGGCGCAAAATCTGGAGCACCTTCACCTGTTCTCCATAAAGCTGGATTTGTTGCTCTTACTCTGTTATTTGGCAAAGCAACAAAATTACCAGTATAGTCACCAGCGTCAGTTAAGTATAGCACGTGTGATTGTTTGTGTTGAGCTGAGTCGTCAGCTATTGAATGTTCGGTATAATCTACAGTAAACATATATTTACCTAAATAAAACTCACCATCAATTTTACAATACCAAGGACTTGAACTGACCCTATCTAAAGTAACCACACTATGATGATGACTTAGACAATCCCAAGGTTGTGCTAAATGGTCTTGCATTGGGTTTGGCCACTCTTGTAAAGGAACATCTGCTATTAAAGCCTGTATGGGCATACGGGCCCACATAGCGCCACCATGCACGTTTTTATCTGGATAATTTTCAAAGTCGGTCTCGCAGCCTGTAAAGACCACTTGAAAGGAAAGAGACCTATCTGGAATTGTATTTACTGCAAATGCTAAAGCATGCAGATATTCACCGTGTCCGTGTTGATGATTAGTTGTAAACTCTTTTCTTACCCAGCATTTAAACTGCGGGATATTTGATATTAAATACGCCACTTTATTTAATAAAAAATTTTACCTTTTTCCACCTTTTGCTTTGTACTTGGTGCCTTTCATACCACCACCGCCAGCTCTACCGCTTACTGGTCCTTTTGGTTTAAGTTTGTCTCTCATAAGCACGCCTTTTGCTGCCATACCTATAGGCCCGCCTGCAAACGTCAAAGCAACTTTACCTGTTCTTTCAAGCGCCTTAACAACTGATTTAGGCATTTTACCCATGCCTGGATTAGCTTTCATTTCTGATTTTGCTGCACCGCCTTTAGACATATACTTAGTGCCTTTCATAGCACCACCATTCGCCATATATTTAGTTCCTTTCATATTATCTCCTTCCAAACAATCCCATGTTTGAATTTTTAGTTATCATACCACCTTTTTTTGCAAATGTTTTAACGTTAGTAGGCTTGCCACCAACGCCTTGTTTTTTAGCTCGTTTACGACTTACTGCTGATTTTTTTTCTGATTTAGTCATGCGTGCAGCTTTGGCAGCTGGCACACACTTTGGGTATTTTCTTTTAGCGTCTTTTTTTTGTTTTGACCTGCCACATTTATTAAAGCCGCCACCTTTTTTTGGCGAGCCAATATCAACCCAATCTTCTTTAAACCATTTGGTCAAACTCATTTTTAACTGCTAGGCACTCTAGTTTTTTTACGTTTACTTTGCATCATAGCTCCACAACCTCTGCCTTGAACCATTTTAACAGCACCACCAGCTTGCATGAAACCCATTTTGTTTCTTACTTTTTTTGGTAGTTTGGGTAAACCTTTGTTTGCAGATGGGATAGGTTTCAAACTCATTTCACCACCAGCTGCTTTTTTCTTAGCACCTTTGTATTTACCACCCATTTTTTTGTATTCAGAAACCATGTAGGCATTTGCATAAGCCGACGGATATACGTCAAACTTTGCTTTTGCTTTAGATTTAGCTCTTGCATAGATAGATGGATTTGCTACGTTAGCTGGTGTTTTTGATTTAGCACCACCACCTTTTTTCATCTTGATTGATGCAAGCGTTTTAGCTTGACTTGCATGAGTTTTGCTTGCTTTTTTCAATCCTTTAATAACTTTATTTAATTTCTTTTTTGCCATTTAACATTTCCACCTTCTTCTTGCTTGCCTAATTCTTGAATTAGGATTGTTTCTTGTTTTAGCAGAGCTTTTCTTTAATTGTCCAAGCGACCTTGCACAATAAGACTTACGCCTTTTTGCAGCTTTGCTACCTTTTTTTACTTTACCTGTTACAGCAGTTTTTAGTTTTGAGCCTGGATTTTTTTTGCGATAAGCAGCAACACCTTTTTTGGTCATGCCCGCTCCACTTTTGGTGGAGCGGTAATTACCGCCTTTGCCTACTGTCTTAGCTATTGTTTTAGCTTTTCTTTTAGGCTTTTTTACCGCCATCAGTATTAATAATTTTTAGTTAAAACTAAAATTATCGTATAAGCGTCTCCGCTACTATGCCCAACTGTGGTTAAGTCAATATCACCTGTAACACCGCTGCCTGCGTTGTTTGGAATACCTGTAAATAAATCGTAATACTCATCGCCTGTGCTGTCTGCTGGTAAATGAACCAAAAGCACATTTGAAGTTGCATCAAACTCAAGTTTAACGCTCATACCAAATGTTGCCCAATAAATTCTTGACACAGCAACAGAAGTACAAGTTTGTCCTGCGCTATTTGTTGCTAGCGCAGAGACATCTACTTTTTTTACAGCTGACTCACCAGTGCCATCTGACACGTTGGTAAATTTTAAGATTGCGGTCTTTTCACCATCTTGTATGGTTTGTGAAGTTACTGCATCAGCCATTATTTACTCCTTACAGCTCAGTTACAGCTGTACGTTCTTTGTAAGCACCAATGTAATCAACGCTCATGGTTTTTGCAGCAGCAGCGCCATTTTGAATACCAAAAGAAACTGTAAGTTCTTCGTTATCTGGAACATTTGTGCTAACCACTGTGCCTGCTAATACATTGTTTTGAAACACATGAAACTTTTGGTCTTTAGGGTCATAAATAAAACCTAAAGTCATAAAAGTATCATCTGCCAATGAATTAGGCAAAGTCAATGTAGATTGTGTGCTGTCTTTTTCAACGATAAAGCTTATTGTTGCAGCTCCATCTGATTTTAAAAAGAAAATACCATCTGTTACATCTAACGGTGAAGTATCAGTTAGCTGCAAACCAGCAACAATATCAGATTGTGTTGCATCATTAGTTTTAAATCTAATGTGAAACCCTAATTGTTTGCCAGATTCATATTTAAAACCTTCTTTTACAAGTTGAAAAAAGTCATGGTCGTTATCGCCAGCGGCGTTTGTTACTAATAAAAGTCCGCCATCACCATCGGCTAATGCCTCTGTTGCGGAACCAGTCCCATCCTCAGTTGTAGTTATTGTCCAATCGGACGCTAGGTAAGTATCAAAATCGTTAAAATATGAATGATACTTATGTGGTGCGGGAGATTTTAATTTACCTAATGTACCGTCTCCAGAAACATTGGTAACACCCGAAGTAAAATGCGTTGTCATAATCAGCCTCCTATAATTTAGCCATTACGAGCACCATGCCCGCAACAATTAGTTCAACATCTTAAATAATACTACTAGGCTGTATTTTGTGCAACCAAAGTGTCTTGGTAATTTCTAAGTTGTTTTATAGTATCAGCTGCGCTGGTATGCAATATTCCTATACCGCCTGCATTGGTCCAGGCCTCTATGTTATCCTTTCTATCGTCAATTAACACATAATCAGGCCTAGCATAAACAGCTTTATGCTTACCTTTTAATGTTGCTGTAATAAAAACATCTTTATCTACATATTTTCTAATCCAATAGATTTTGTCTTGCACTACTTTGGTTCTGTTAAGTACACCAGATGCGGTAAGTATTTCCCAATCTACTCCAAAGTTTTTTACATATTTAATTAAAGAATACATATCTGCCATAGGTGGTAAATCTGCAAAAAGACCTTTATTAGATAGCTCAACCTTTCTATCATCATAAGTATTCTCGTTGACTAAGGGACCATTTAAGTATTTAGGCCCTTGCACTCCTCTTACAAAGTCAGCGAGAACACCATCCATGTCTACAAATATTTTAGTTATTGTTTTCATGTTAAATAAGTATGCACATAGTTGGGTAAGCCATGCATTTCTAAAACATTGCTAGCTGCATCCATAGCTGCCTCTGCTCTGTCGGCGCTTTGGCTCCCTTTTCTATCTAAATTAATTTTTATTCTATATCCAAGTCTTGTATCGCCATCTATAAGTCCTACTTTTTTAAGCGCTCTACTTATTTTGTTTTTACCTGGACCTGGCACTTTAATATAAGCACCTCCACAATTACCCTCTAACTCAGTATTAAAAGGTTTGTTTTCATCAAAACCGCCATCTAAAGTATCACAGCTTTGAAAATTAACAGGACAAGGCACACATTCGTCGTGCGCTTTTTGTGCAGCTGTAGATGCCTCATTTATCATTTTTTCTAAATCCATTTACTCACCCCCATATTTTCTTTCTTCATCAATTTTATTTACAGCATCAGCAAATCTAATTACAGTTTCTTCCTGTCTAACAATCATAGCAGACTTTAAATCACCATCATTAGCTACTGTATCAGCCACCAAACCTCTTAATACCGCTCTTGCTTTTTTAAGTTCGTTGTTTAGATATTCTCTATTATCAAATGTCATATTGCCCTCCATTCATTTGCATATTCAACCACTGTTTTAGTTGGTTCCCAACTGGTATCTCTTTCAATCTTCATACCAAAAGGTAAATCAACATTTTTTATTTCACTCAAACTTACAGAACCCAGCTCAGGATGACCAAATCCTAAATCACATAGTCCAAATAAAGTATCTCCATCGTCTCCAATTTCTGATATTAACCAAGTTGCTGCACCAACTGGATTAAATAACTTAAGCCATGGTTTGTTATTATCATGCCCTCTAGGATTTGCTTTAAGCTTATCCATAATTTTTTTAGTTATTAATTTCATACTGCCTCCTTTTTCATTAACAATTAAATTTCCCATATCTTTATATTACACTTATTTGCAACTATTTACAACTATTTACAACAATTAATTTAACTTTTTTTGGACAAAAAAAAGGGCCTAACTGGCCCTTTTATTGTAATACTGAGTAAAAAAGTGTATTACGAACTTCTAACTATGCACCTTGTGAGCCGTAGATTCCTCTCCAATCAGAGAAACCGAAGCTATATCTTTCCCTTGCTTTATATCTGATATTGCCAGTAGAAAAGTCTGGTTCCATAGAGGTTTCCATTGGAGACCTTTGGAACATTTTTAGACCTTCGCCTGAGCTATTAACAGATGTAAGGATGAAGAAAGCATCTGGGTCAGAAAGATAATGATTAACTGCATAACCACCAGGTAATACACCTGTGTTTTTAATTGCGTTAATGTCATTATCAGCTGTTCCAGACCTTTGCTGAGAGTTTAAAATTCTGTCAGCTACAAACACTAATTGTGGTGGAACCACAAGTTTGTCCGCCTGCACAGAAATTGTTAAACCTCTATCATCTGTAAAGGTTGAAATATCTATTAATGCGTCTTCTAATGAAGCCTCATTTAAGTCAGCCATAGTAGTAGCTCTGTTCGCAGCTGTACCACCACCTGAAAGTGGGTGTGCAGTGTTAATAAGTGATACACCATCGCCTCCTGTGAAGCTAGATGAGAAAGCATTATTTAAAACATCAGCACCTTTGACTTCCTTAGTGTTAGCCATTGATTTTGCTAATGCTTTAACATATCTTTTTCCGAGTGAGTCATAGAGGTTATCTTCAACACTTTCTTCTGTTAAAGCAAACGCTAACGCCACTGTATCGTGTGTATAACGTGCACTGTAACTTTCAGATGCGTTGTCAAATTGAACCCCTTGTCCTTCGGACTTAAGTGGTGCGGAACCAAACCCTGTTACCAAGACCTCTTCTTCAAATGCTCTATTAGAATCTTCAATAACGAAAATATCTTTATATTCCTCGTTATATTCATCATAGGACATCCCAAAAAGTGCGTTTAGACCAGGCTCTAGCTCTTTCGCTAATTGTGCTCTTGAAATTGCCATTATTTATCTCCTTATGCTAAACCAGCACCTTTTTGTCCACAGATATGATTCTGTATGACACAAAGGACATTAGTATTTGATGATGAAACATCATCGTTATCAGGGTCCTGAGATATGTCTAACGCTTTCAAAGGCAGAGAAGCAGTGGTATTACCAGTGCTGACTGCAATTTCCATGTTAGAAATCCCAGATGAAGTATCGCCAACTGGTGAACCATCAACAATGTCAAAATTTCCAAACAAGTCGGCTACAGGCATTGCTGCGTCTCCTTGTATTTCAAAAACAACATTAGGGTCATCAACGACGCTTGCTATTATATCAGAAGCAGCGATGCTTCCAGGATAATAGTTTTTAAACACTTGTTCGCCTGTGGTTGGGTCAGTGTACTGAACACCATTAAACACTCCAACAATCGGAACGGTTCCAGTTGCGGTGTGTCTACCTATAACCCCAGCTGTAAGCTGATTTACCAAGTCGCCTTGGAAGATAGGTGTTGTAGCTCCACTAGCAATCCTATATCGGCTTTGACCGCCAGAATAAGGTGCTCCGCCCATCATACGAACAGGTTTACATCCAAATGCGCTATCTTTATTAGCCATTTTTATATTCTCCTATATGATTATTACTTTTTCCCAAAAGTAACATTAGACCTTCTATCAGCATCATACTTAACATATCTACCATCTTTTTTAGCATCAGAAAACATATTGTTATCTAAAGCCTCTTTTTTAAGACGGGTTTGGTCCTCGTAATATTCGTTACGTTGTTCCTTTGTTTCAATAGGTATTTTTGCTAATAAAAGTCCTTCACTATAAACAAGACCAGCATGTGCACCTTCATCAGCAGTAGGATAAGCATATTCACTAGGTAAGTCTGTTCCCCTTACGAGTTCCCATCCTTCTCTAATTCTTCTACTTACATTTGCTTTGTCCTCTTGCCCTAGCATGGATTCTCTTATCCAACGATATTCGTACCCTTCTGGTGGCGGAGGAGTTTCAAGTTTTCTTACTGGTCGCCATGGTTGTCTACGAGTATTTTTAGCGTGCTGCTCGGATTCACGGGAATTTCTGGAATGTGTCATTTCATTATTTTCTTCTGTTGTCATTTTGCCTCCCTAGATGCAATTCGTTGTTTTTCTTTAGCAACGGATTTTAACCAAACGTCTTCTGTCATGCCGTATGGCTTTAATCCACGGAGTCTGTCAACTTCTGTTTTTGAAAATTGCACACCGTTCTTTTTGCCTTGTGTTTTTTGCCGACCTCCTACGGAGGCTGAGGCGACTCTTTGCACAGCGGGTCTGCCCTCACTTTGTTCAGCATTATCCGATTTTAAATCGGGATAAACTTTATTAATTCTTTGGTTTAATTCATTGTAATACTCATTTGAATCTGGTTCAAATCCTTCATTAACTAAATTTACATGAGTAAATTGCGCATATTGTGTTGCTTCTGCATTTTCACCGAACCATTTGTTTTCAGATGCCCAATCTAAAGCTTCTTGTGTTGGGCTTGGTTGTTCTTGTGGCCGCGGTTGCGCTTGTACTTGTGGTTGTGCTTGTGTTTGATTATATGATTCTTCCTGTCTTTGTTTTGCTATTCTTACTTTTTCTTTTTGTATAGAAACTTCATTTTTAAGACTATCTGCCTTAGAAATCATTTCAGCATCACCAGACTCATGTGCTTTTTTAAATAATTCATTTGCCTGACGTTCTTTTATAGACATTAATTCTTCATCTTTAGCAAGAGAATTTTGTTGTGCATGAACCGCGTGCTGATAATAATTATGTACCTCAGCCTCTTTTTGCTGTAATGCTTGCTCTAAAACTTGTGCTTTTTCCTCAGCAGCTCTTTTTCTAGCATTTAATTTATTAATTCTTTTAGATACACCTTTTGTGTAATTTTCAAGTTCATCTTCACTAGAAGCATTTTGAGATACCTCCTGTGATTCAGAATCAGTAACCTCTACCTGTATTTCTTCAACCTCTGGTTGAATTTCTTTGTTTTCATTTTCTATCGTCATAAGCTCACTATATCATCTGGATTGAGAATGGTGGCTATAACCTCATCATCATTGATAATTCTAACCTCTGCACCATCTTCAAGTTTAAACCTAGAGCCAGAGTAACGCCCTATTAAAACCCATTGTTTTTCTTCACACCACGGACTATCTCCGTAACGGTTTTTATTATTGTAGCAAAGCGGGCCTTTTTTAACCACATAAGCTACAACTGTAGCTAGCGCTTCACGGTCTGTTGTTTGTTTTGTAAGTAAAATACCACCTTCTGTTTTTGCTTTACCAGCATAAGGTAAAACTAACATTCTCCAACCTGTTGGTTGTGGCATCCTATCTAAAATTGATTTATCTAATTTTTCTGGGTCCAACACTATTGCATCTGGTTCAACGTAAGCCTCTGCTAATTTTTTTGCCATTACGTTATTTTTTTGCACATCTGTCATATATCTTTGCCTATGTCACTTATTGCGTTTGCAATATAGTATAAAGCAGAAAGCTCTCCTTGCAAATACTTATAATGTTCAATATCTTTTAATCCACCAGACATTAATGTTTCTTGTATTTGCTCTTCTCTTTCAGATATAGTTCTTTTTATTTTTTCAATTAGTTGTATATCGTCCATTTATTTGCTTTTTTTTGGCCTACCTCTTTTTTTTGCTGCTGGTTTTTTTGCAGTAGTTTTTTTTGGTTGCGATTTTTTAACCTGTTTTTTAGGTTTTTCTTCAACAACTTGTTCACCATTAATTATAGCCATTTTTTTTGCAATCCTAGACATATTTTCTTGATGTGCCTTATCTTCTGCCTCTTGTTGTTGTTTTAACTCTATAGCTTCTTGCTGGCGCATTTGTTTTTTTTCAGCTTTTAATTTTGCTATAGCTTCTAATTTATATGATGTTGTCATTGTATTCCCCGTATTTTATTTTCTAACTCTAATAATTTTAAGTCAGCATTTTGTTTAAGTCTATTAATAGCCACATCAAGTTTATCATCTGCTATTTGTTTTTGCACATCTAGTCTTTGCTGTTGGTATTGGCTATCCATCATTTTTTCTTGTTGTCTTTGATTTTGTTTTACATCAAATTGGTCAGATTCCATATCTAACTCTTTATCTTTTAGGTCAAGTTCTCTTTTTCTTATATCAACTAATGGGTCTTCGCTGCCACCTACGCCTATTGATTGTAAAAATTCGCTTGTTAATTCAGCCATGATAGATGAACTATATTGTTCAACAATCATTTGTATTTGCTGCTGTATTTGTGCGGCCTCTTCTGGACTTACTTGCTGCATTTGTGCCTGAATTTCTTGTATTCTTTGTTGGACTTCTGGAGGCATTTGTTCTTGTGCCATTTGTCCTGCTAAAAATTGTAAATGTTGCATACAGTGACTTATTATCAAAGCTTGCACTTGTGGACTTTGTTTTACTATTTCTGTTAAAAATAGGCTTTTATGTGCCTCTAAATGCGCCTCATGGTTTTGTTCTGGAAAAGCTTGAGCAGGTTGACCTAAAAGTAAGCCAGCATTTTCTTGCCCAGCATCAACTGGTTTAGGTGTCATATCTGGAGGTGGTTGTAACAAAGCATCTACGTTATCAACACCTAAAGCTGAGTACATTCTTTTATATGCTTCATAAACACCCATAGGTCCATGTATTTCTGGATTAGACTGTACCATTTGCAATAATTCTTGTGCTAATGTAACTCTTTGGCTTTGTGAAAATATGTTTGGGTCAGATATAGGTATGATGTCAACTCTGTCATCAAAGTCCATTTGTTTTACTTCTTGTGGCCCAGAGCCAACTTGATAGTTATAAACTGGAGGTAGGTACTCGCTAAAAACTTTTGCAAGCAACCCAAACTCAATTCTTTGAGCGTAATGTAATCTTTTATGGATTGCGCTCATTACTTTTGTGCCACGCTCTAATAAAGCAACAGTTGTTCCAACTGGCATAGCTTGGTTCATATCACCAACATTCATATCAGCTATTGCTGCAAAACGCTTACCAGAGTCAACCAAAATGCCTAAAAGTTGCATCAAAACGTTACTTGGTTCTTTTATTGGCAGTGGTATTAGGTTTTCTCTTAAAGAGCCGCCAGTGGTATCAATATCTCTAAACTCACCTGGTTGTAATGGGTCGTCCTCATCTCTTATTCTCATACCTCTAGCTTTAAAACCAGCAGGTAAATTAGCAAGAGTACCAGCGTCAATAAGTTGTCTTAGTATAGATGTTGAAGCTTTTGATAGTCCACCAATCATGTGAGATAACCCAAGACCATAAAATCCAAGACCAGGTAAAAACTTGTACTGCACGAAATAATTTATTTTATTTTTAAGTGGGTCGTTTTGTTGGTAGTTTCTTCTAATTGATAGTATTTGCTGTGAGTCTTCTTCAATAGTTACAATATATGGTAACTTTAGTCCTGTTTCTGAGCCATCTTGGTTTGTATCTTCAAAACCCTCTACATCCAATACTGTATGTACTTCATATACGGTTCTATTTCTATTTTCTTTATATGAAGAAGAAACACCTTGTATCTCATCTATAGCCTCTGATATATCTGACATATCTTCACTATAACTGCCAGAGCCGATGTCTACGTTCGCATAAAAACCAGTAACTTGTTGTTTTTTAATTTCATTGGATGACATGCTTATTACATGTGTAATTCTTTCAGCTGAACTTATGTCTGTAGCCTCGTATGGCACTATTAAATCTTCTGGTGCAATAAATTTAGCAACTGCTCTGTTTAAAACAAAATCAAAATATATTTTTTTAAAACAAGAACCAGCAAGAGGTAAGTAAAAAAGCATTTGGTCAAGCTCAGGGTCGTACTCTTCCATTCTATTAAGAATATAATAATTCATAAATTCTTGGACTCTTTCAGCTTGATTTTCTGTTTCTATAGTTCTAGCGCCTACTATTTCAGTTTTAACTGGGCCTTTGGCTGGTAACATTTCTTTATAAGCTTGTGCTTGAAACTGTGTAACCGCCTCTGCCAAAATCGGATGAACTACGCCAGAACTACCCTCAAAAGGTTGCGACCTGGTTTCGTCAAACTTCATACCTAAATATTTTAGACCATCAGTGTATGTCTTTTCCCATTCACTTCTTGATTCTTTATCTCCGCTAATAGAATCTAATAAATCACTTGATATTTTTTCTAAAGTATTTTCATCTATAAAATCAACCAGGTTAGCATCAAAGCTCATTTCTGGTTGCACTTCTGGAGCTATTTCTTCGTCTATTAAAACCTGTTCCTCGTCAACCAATATTTGTGCGGCAGCAGCAATTTGTTCGTCTCTAGTTGTTTCTGGTACTATTTCAACAGCAGACCCAGTTCTTCTAATATCTGGGTCGTTTTGTGTTCCTAATTGTTTGTCTATAGCCATAATTAATGTATTACCCTTTTGTTTGTTCTTGATTCCAAACCAATTTCACTTCCTATGATAGCCTCTAATTCACCATCAATCAAAAGGCCATGATACTCTGCTATTAATTTTGCTTGTTCAAAATTTTCTGCATGTATTAGTGGACCCGCATGTAGAACGCCATCCCATTCAAAAGTAGTTGCAAAAGTCTTCAATAGTAAACCGTCCTATTTTTACTTAGTAATTTTACTTCGTCTTGATAATCTTCATATAAAGATATAAAACCGCCTTGACGAAATCTCATTAAAGCCATTGTAGCACTATCACAAAAATCGTCATAATCACCAAATGGAAAAGATGCCATTTCCTCTATAACATCATCTGCAAAATCATCTTCGGGTGCCCAAACCATTCCAGACTCAAATATAGGTGCAACACTATTCATACGTGCTATTTTATCCTGTCCTCTACTGGGTGAGTAAGATGTAACTGGTATGCCCATACGCCTTAGTTCATGTGTAAGAGGTGTTCCAGAGGCTTTAGCCTCAATCAAAACACAATCTGGTTCCCAATATCTATATTCTTCTAATGCAAGTTTTTTTAATTCAGGAAAATCACATCTTAGTCTTTTTGCATCTAATAAAATTATTTCGTCGTTGTTTTCGTCGCCACGATTAAAAATTGCCCAAGTTGTAATAGCTGAGTAGTCCGCAGTTTCTTTTTTAGAAAAAGCAGTATCATAACTTTGTATTACATAACTATATGGTGGTACATCTTCATCCTCCCATCTATTCCACCACTCCCTTTTTACTATAGAGCCTTCTTCTGCTGTTGGGTTTTGCATCCATTGGCTATTCCATTTAGATATGGGCAGTGATGCTTTTACCCCTAACAACTCTTCTTTTTTCCAAAACTCTGGCCAAAGAGGTTTATCTGATTCTGGCATGATTGCAGGAAACTCTACTACCTCCCATTTATCTGCATTTTCATCGCCTTGTTTTTTTAAAACTTTTCCAACCAAGTCTTTTGTACTCCATCTAGTCATAACTATAACTATGATGCCTCCAGGCTGTAAACGCTGTCTAGGACCAGATGTGTACCATTCATAAGCTGATTCCAAAGATTTAGGTGACAAAGCATCTTGTTCACTATGAGGGTCATCAATTATTAATAAATCAGCACCACGACCTGTAATTGCACCACCAACACCAGCTGCGAAAAACTCACCCTCTTGGTTACTTGTCCAACGACCAGCTGATTTGTTATCTGCTTGTAGTTTTAAATCTGGAAATATGTGTTGATACTCTGTGCTATCTATAATATTTCTTACCTTACGACCGAACCTAACAGCTAATTCAGCTGTGTGTGTTGTTTGTATAATTTTTAAGTTGCCACGTCTCCCCATCATCCATGCAGGAAAAAATGTTGATGCAAATTCAGATTTAGAGTGTCTGGGTGGTAAGCATACAATTAAACGTTTTAGTTTGCCTTCTGCTATACGATTAAATTTGTCTGCAATTATTTTATGATGTCTGCCTTCAATAAAATCAGGCCACATGTGATTTAGAAAACTTATAAAATCATTTTGACAGTCGTCTTGTTTTTCAAGCTGGTCGTATCTTTGTAATAAAGCTACGGCTTCTGATTTATCCTGTTCAGAAAGAATATCAAAATCTTTAAATGAGACATCTTTCATAAACGAGCTAAGTCACAAGGTAGCGACGATAACTTTTGCAACCTAGCTCTAAGCGTAAACGCCTTATGCTAGTATTACACATCGTCAAACGTCGTGCCATTCTTTACCTTCAAATAGTAAGGCCTCTGCCTCTCTTCTTCTTATAAGACCTTGTAAAACTTTACCACCAGCTTTGTTCCATCTTTTTATTTGTGCAGGAATATCATTCCAATCTGGATGTGAACTATTTAAAACTTTTAATAGAGTTGAGCTTTTTAAGTTTGCTGGACCAAGATTAAAAACCCACGAAACTAAAGCATCAAATTCATTTTGTTTTAATTTATTTTCAACCATGTCGTTTATGTAGCCTTCATACTCTTCCATTTCGTGCAGTAATAAGTTGTCTGCTTCTTCTTGTGTGATGCTGTCACCATCTTTGACTCCTTTAGTTGAGCCGTAGCCGATTGTCCATACCCCAGCCGCACATTTGTAGGCATCAAGTTCACACCCTTCAAATTTTTTAATTAGTGCTAACCCTTCTTGTGAAATATTCATATTATTCTCCCCATTTTTTTGTTTTTGTCCCACCGAAATAAGGTACGGCAAGATTCTCTTTTTCAAGCAATTCAGCAATATTTCCTTTATCGCAGAATATGTCACCTAAAACTCTTCCATATTTATCTGTCCCATAAGATTTTAGTGTTATATCACCTACCAGCCATTCTTTCAATTTTTGTTTAGCTAATAAGCCTAGTTCTTTTTCTTTTGTTCGTTCTGGGTATTTTTTTATATTTATACGGCTTTCTGGTGTGTCAATACCATTTATTCTGACAGCCTTATTATGTAATTGAACAGAAAAGCCTAAATCAATAGTTTGTAGTCTTACTGTATCGCCGTCAGTTACAGACTTAAGTTTACATTTATATACAAATGCCTCTGGTGAATTACTCATTTTCTTTCTCCTGTGTTGTTGTTACTTTTCTATAATACACCACCACATCTTTAAGTTCAGTTATGTACCTTTTAATTTCTTGCATGTTATATGCCATAACTTCGTAGTCAGGAATTGTCATAGCAAGAAATACTAACTCTCCTTCTTGTTCTTCTATAAAGGCTAGTTGTTGTTCATAGTTTTCAGGAGTTACCACAATCCATAAAGGTTCTTGTAAGTCTATTTCTCTAGGCATAATAGGTTGTACTATTTTCCTATCTATGGGTTTTGCTGATACTTCTATTTGCCTAGTCGGTATCAGGCTGCAACTGTAAACCATCATCAAGGCCATCAACATCACTGCTAATTTCCTCAATGTTTTCCATGATATGTTTTGTACCATTATTTATCTTCCTTTGCATTTCTACTGGGTCTGCCAGTATTTTTGTAGATAATTCATAGTTTTGTATAAATTGTGTGTATCTACTAAGTTCTCTTTGTGCCTCTTGGCTTTTAATTGATAGTTCATTCATCTGTTTCGTTTGTAGCTCAAAGTCAGCTTGAATTGATTTAATTGTTGCTTCCTGTGTAGCTATAGCACCTTCTAAAGCTTGGTTGTTAGCTTTAAGAGTTGAGTTTTCTTGGTACAGCCAATAACAACCCAATCCTAAAACTAAAATTATGCCTATAAATATTTGTTGCATCATTTTAAACTGTCCATATTTGTAAAGCCTTCGTTTTACCTTTTACTTTAATAGGTTTTGGTAATTTTAATACATTTTTACAATTTTTTGCAGTATTTTTACCAATTAAGATGTCAACACCAGCTTCTTTTGTTGCAGACTCTAGTCTTGCAGCAACATTTACTGCATCGCCAATAGCAGAAAAATCAAACCTTGTATTAGAACCCATGTTACCCACTACTGCCTCGCCAGAGTTTACACCTATACCAATAGCTACTGGCTCTGGCAATTCTTTTTGTAGCTGTGTAATTGCAGTACGCATATCTTGGGCGCAAGCTACTGCTCTTTTTTCGTGTTCGTCTAAATCTAATGGTGCTCCAAATATTGCCATACATGAATCACCTATAAATTTATCTACCATTCCTTTATGTGCCTGTATGCAAGTGACTTGTGCAGTTAATACTTTATTCATTATGTCTGTTACCTGTTCAGGCTCTAACTTCTCGGACAAATTTGTAAACCCCCTAACGTCGGTGAACAAGAACGTGCAGTATTTTTTTTCGCCGCCAAGTTTTAACAAATCAGGATTATCTTGTAATTTTTTAACTTGTCGTGGGTCAAGATAATGTTCAAACTGTTTTTTAATTTGCAGTCTTAACTTAAACTGCTCTCTAAATCTTATGTAAAATGCTGTAGTTCCTGTAATAAACTGTGAAATTAAAGACCAGGTTACATCAACAAGCAAATTTGTTTTTATAAGATAATATCCAAGATAGCCAGTAGAAACCATAATTCCCAAGCCTAATATAATTCCCCATGTAATCCCAAAGCGTATTAAAACAAGCCATATAAGACTTACTGTAACTAAAAATATAACAAGCTCTACCGCTATTGCCCAATCAGGTATAAAAGGACTATCTTGTATTAATATTGATTCTGCAAGTGCTGCTTGAATCTTGTGTGGCTCTAGCAATCCAACTGGAGTAGCTACTTGTGGCATCACGCCATTTGCAGTAACACCAACAAACACAAACTTGCCATTTACTGCCATTTCTTGTAAATCTGTTTGTGGCGTATCTACCCAACTAATCCATTTGCGACCAAGACTATCTGTTTTAACAGGTGGTATTCCTCTTATTGATATTTCTGATATTCCATTATCATTAGTTTTTATAATATAAGTTTTAACATTAAATAAAGCTTTATATATTTGTGTGCCAAAACTAGGAATCCACTCGTTTTCAGGGGTTTTTACTAATAAAGGTATTCTTCTGACAAGTTGGTCTAAGTCAGTGGGAGCAACGGCTAAACCTTGTAATGTATTATTTTTAAGAGTGTTAAGATTTTCCTTAACTCCCATTGATACTATACCACCATTATCATTACCCATGACAACTGTGCCAGTTGATTCTGGATATTTACCCTGACCGTCTTCAAACATAGCTATTACGGATGGAGCGTAGCCTAAAGACCTTCCAAAATCTTCATCACCTCCCATCCTATCCGCTTGTGGAAAACTAATAACCCAGCCAACGCCAACAGCACCTTTACCTAATATTTGCAGTTGTATTTCAGCTAATCTTTGTCTAGGTAAGGGCCAACCCCCTTCACGTTCTACATCTTCTTCTGTTATGTTAAGTATGACAAAGTTACTTGATTCTTCTGGTGTTTGTATTAAAGCATCAAAAGTTTTGAGTTTTAATATTTCTGTTGGCGTGCTTTGAAATAGTAATGGTAAAGACAGTATTATAAGCACAGGTAATAATAGTCGTTTCATTTAATCACTTTGAGTGATAGTAATAATACTATCGCTGCCTCCATTAATTTTAATAACATTAGATATACCATCTTGTATTAATATTACTGTATAAGCGTTAGAGCCGTTTAAGTCAACCCTTACGCTTTCATTGACCTGTCTTCGCATACTAATCAAATTGCCTGTTATAAGAGTTGTTATTTGTGTATCAGGGTCCCGTCCTAGTAAAGTGCCAGATATTTGTGTGCTAGTGGCTTGCGCTAAAGCGTCTTCATCTTCGTCTATAGCCAAAGCATCTAATACATTTAGCAAATCTTCAAGATAGTTTACATCTAAGTAATTAATATCAAGCTCTGTAAATTCTAAACTATCATCTTTTAAATAATCTTCTGCTAAATAGTCTATATCTAGGTCATTAAAATCTAACACGCTTTCAGTTTGCGTGCTTGTTGTCTCTTCTTCAATTACTGCTTCTTCTTTCGGTGGTGTAACAATAAGCATGTTATCAATAACATCTAAAGTTAAATCTAATATAACTGGTTTCGTGGGAGCTGACTCAAATACACTTACTGTCGTAGCTTCATAAGGTTTATTTAACAAAACAGTTCCCATGGCAGTAACTACTTCTATTTCGCCACTAGATAAACCAAAAGCATCTGGCAAAAGAATAATTAGACTACGCCCAAGTTCATCAACGGTTGCAGTAAAGTCAGTACCACGAATAGCTATGTTGGCTGTAGGTGTTTTAAGTGTGATGTTTTGTTTATCTATACGGTTTAGGTTACCAGTAATAAATCTTGCTGTACCAAGACCAAAGGTAAGGGCCATTTTAGATTTGCTTGGGTCGGGGTCATAAATGTATTCATCTATTAAAAGTTGCGAGTGCTCAGTTAGCTTTACGGTTGAATCATCAAGAAAGGTAATAGCCATACGACCATCTTTGGTTATCGCCTCATCATTGCTTTGTATCGCAAACTTTAAATCTGCATCGTATGGCTTATCTCTGACAATTTGTGCCGTACCATTTAATTCAGATATGTCTCCAATATCAACAGCTTGTGCTTGTACCTTGGTCGTTTTGAACGACGCAAACAGTAGAAGCAGCAGTACCAGAAATGGATATGATTTTAAGCCAGTCATTGTCTTGTGTGCTAAGTTGTTGGATATTAAACGTTCTTGAACCTCCTGTGTGGTCAAGGTAGAAATATCCACCCGCACTAGCTGATACTCCAGTTCCAGTATATGTAACATTATTATCGGACCCGTCTATGTCCATATAATTTGTAGCTCCATCTATGTTTATGTTTGAAGTTATTGTGTTGTTAGAGCCTTGAATAATCCAATCTAAATCAAGCTGTGATGCAAGTGCTGAGGTACCTTGATTTAAAGTAAAAGTATTTCCGCTTCCTGTAACATCTACATTTTGATTAGAGCCATCTGAGCTGTAAGTATCTGTTGGGTCAACCTGGATAGTAAATGAATTTGTACCGCCATCAAATTCATAAAATCCTGTAAAATTATCAGCAAATATATCACCAAGAAACTTGTTAGTTGCACCTATCATGTTTATATCAAGTGTCATGCTGTTACCATCTAAATCAAAGGCATTTAAACTACCAGCCGTTGAATTTAACCCACCAATAATATTAGATATACCTAGTTGTTCTAGGTCTATATTTGCTCCAGTACCAGATTGGTCTACATATATTTCATTATCAGCCGCGTATGTTGTCAACGCAGTCAGCATCACAATCAGGCTTATCAATTTTAATTTCTTCATCATTTAATTCTACTCCTTGGTTATTGTTTTGTAAAATCCAGAAACCCTTTTCATAACCATCATTTACGATTTCTAGCACACCTCCTTCTATAGCTTTCATTAAAGCTATGGTTGATGATTCATTTCTTGCATTACCCATTTCTACTTCCACTAGCTCGGTCCCAGCCTCAATAAACCTAAATATATCCTCAGATTTTCCGTAGCTAAATATAGTTTTTTGGCTTAATACTTCTAATAACACTTCTCCTGTGGCTACTGACACCATGCGCAAACTTACAGTTATGTTGTCTTCTCTGTATTGAACGCTCTTACCTATTCCTAGATACCTGGCACCAGAACCCCCACTTTCTAAATTAGATTCATAAGAAATTACGGCACCTTCTATCAAAATACCAGCAAACAACAATGGTCTAAGTGCTTTCTTTTTTTCATCTTCACTAGCGGTTTGCTCTCTTGCAGACCTTATAAGCTGTCGTTCTTTGGTTAAGTTATCTAGTCCTACTCGCTCTACTACTCTAAAAAACTGGCCATTACCAGCGTGTTTTAAAGCTCTGATAAGTAGAGCATTAGGCTGTTGAGTTATTGCGGTACTAAACAAAGCAAACTCACTGTTGCTTTTTCTTTGTCCAGTTTGGTCGGTAAAAGCTGTCGGATATACAGCTACAACTGGACTAACTTCTGGAATTGGTACATTTTGAAGTTCTGTAGATTGTAAATCTTGAATATTTACAACATTATGAGCAGAAAACCTATGTTCATAAGTGTCTTCAAGTTGGTCAAACGTAGAGCAACTAGAAAGTAAAAGTACCAATAGGGATAACGATTTGAGTAATTGTTCCATCTTGCTCGGTTATAATTAGGGTTAATGTTACGCCATCGCTTGTGTATTCAATGGTGTTGCCTTCAAGTGTTATTGTACCTGAGCTTTGCGGTGTTTCTCCAAACAGATTATTAACCAGTTGCCTGGACAACTCTGCATAGACTCTTGATTCAAGGTTACGCATAAATCTTGCAAGTGTAGAGTTTTCTTTCTCTCTTTTTATTTCATCTTGTAATGCTTTTATCTCTTCTTTAAGAGTAAGTTTGCGAGTGTGTTCTTGGTTTTCTATGGTTAAGTAATGAGATGATGTTCCTACGCCATTAAAACTAGGCGACTTAAATTTATGTACTATTTGGTCAGACCATAAATTTTGTGCAAATATACCAAAAAACATAGCAATACCAAAAACTACTAACAACCTCATTATTAAAGTTTTTTCAGCTTCTTCTTGATGAAGTTCTTTTTTTGTCTTTTTGCTTTTCATTTAATTCTAATACAGTATTAACTTTCTGTTGTAATCGTATCATATCTTGGTCTAACAGGCGAAGTTGGTCAGTAAGTCTTATAATGGTTTTTTGCATTTCACTTACAGCAGGCTCTACTGTTTTAGTAACTGTAACCCATACGTAATAAACAAAATATCCTAAGCCTACTACCATTACAGTAGCAAAACCAAACTTTTCAATTAACGCCACTACATCCATTAGTCTCTTCTGGCGTCTATCTTTCCATCTTCTACAAAGTTTTCTGCTCTGGCTATTCTATCTAAATCAGGTGCTAAATTTAAAGCGCTAGAAACGCTTGTATCTATACGAATCATATCGTTATTCATTATTGATGCTCTAGTAATAAGCATCTTTGCTATTCCTTCTACTGTTTTAATTTTGTTGACAAGGCCTGTCATCATTTGTTTCATAATTAGGAATATAAAATATCCCATTATTAAACCGCTTGCTATTGGTAATCCGACCTTTTCTATAAGGTCAAAAGCATCCATTAGGTATCTTCGCCTTTAAAACCTTTTGATGAGTTTGTGGTTCCTGCATATAAACCAAACCAAGCTGCGCCTGCGCCTACAACAATAGATATAAGGCCTGATTGTTCAAAACTTGGCTCTGGCAAAGCCATAAACCATATAGTGCATTTATAAAGAAGAACTATATAAACTGTTAAAAACATTCTTGGGAATATTCTCCAAGAATCTACTGCTTTTGCTAAGTGAATCCATTTTTGGTGAGGATTAACTTTATCGTCTGCTTCTAAATCTCTTATTTTATCTTTAAGTTCTGATATTTCTTGAATCATAGCCATAAACTTATTTAAGTCCATTTCTACTTCATTTCTATCCATGTCGCCACCAAATCTGCCGCTAGTATCGTTCATTATATAAACCTGGCTAAAACTATGCTTGCTACTATAAAAGGATATACGGCCCAAATCATATTTTCTAATTTATCAAATCTTTTTGAGCCATCCTCAAGACGCTTGTCTATGCTTTTGTATAAAGCTTTGCACTCTCTTTCGTGAGATTCTATTTTGTTTAAAGCGTCTTTTGCTGTAGCCATTATTAAGATTTTTTAACTCTTTTGGTTGTGTAAGCCTCATTTACATCTGGTGTTGATTTGTCATCAGCAACATAATGTCCTTTTTTATTTCTAGCTCTTACTTCAACTCTTTTAGTGCCAGTGACCTTGTCTACTAATTTTTTCCACCAACTCACGATTTATCCTTGGCTTTGCCTATGTTTAAAGCTAACATGTCAATAAATTTGTATAATTTACCAATCCAAACGTCGTCCTTTGGCGTTGGTGTACTAGCAGCTATCAAACTGCTTATTGTAACAATAGCTGTTACCCACATTATTATATCTACAATCATTTTTCATCCTCCTTTGGATTATCATTGGCATTGTTTTGCAAACTATTAGCCAATGTTTGTTCATAAGTTCGCAAACTTGGTACAAGTTCTTCAATTTCAAATTGATGTGCTTGTATTTTTTTTGTCAAGCTGTTGATATGAGCTTGCATATTCTGTTGTTCAATCGTTAATTCAATTTCTACAGGCTTTGTTTCTTTATTTTTCGTCGCCATTTAGTTTACCTCGCTACTAGCATTTTCATTTATTATATCAAAACAATTAAGGTTTGACGCTATAGTTCGTCTTTCTCCTTTACCTTTAAAGGGATAGACCATGTGTTGTAACCAAGAAGGAAACACTAATAGTTTTCCTACTTCTGGGGTCATAACAAATGATTGAGCTGGTTTTAATCTTTCACCGTCTATAACTGATACTTGTCCGTATTGAAATGCTATACAGCCGTCTGAGTGTCCGCTTTCGTTATATAAAGAGTAAGTTGGTGATTGTGCATTAACATTACCTATTTGTGGTGGTACTTTAGTCCAGGCTGTAGTAGATATGCCCATTAATGTTTTAGTGCCGTGGTCATGTATGGGGTTGTAATCACCATCGTAACTATGTACTGACCAAGTTTCATCTATCTGAACTTGTTTGGGTCCTTTAACAGTATTGCCTGACTTACCAAAATGATTAATATACTCAACACCAAGCTGACAGATAAAATTATTATATTCAACCATTCTTTTATCATTGTGGTCTAACAGTAATTGTTCTCCTTTATCTATTTGTCCTACTAAAGTTTTTGCTAATGATTCTTTATTTTTATCTTCTCTATACTCGTCCATATAATCATTAACATCATCAATCATTTGCTGTGGCATTTGTGTTTCTAGCACATATACCGCAGGCATAGTATGAATTTGAAATTCACCTTCATTCATACTTAACTAGGTACGTTAAATGCTTGGTCTGGTGTGCTTTCTACTGGTGGGTTAGTTATAACGCTATCTACTTGACTAGCAAATACTGTATCCCATTGTGATACAGGGCATATTGCCACTAAGTCAGAATTAGACCAGCTGCTTTTAGCTTTTAATGTAAAATTAGCGTTTCCATCATCATCAAGTTGATTAACTGTAGTATTAAAAGTAGAAGTATAGTAAGTGCTATCACCCTCACTATCATTTTCATACTTCATATCTATATTCCACTTATCTACTTTACTAGATGAGTTTTCATAAGGTGTACAAGCTGTTATTGTTTTTGTTACTGCCATATTATTCTCCTTTGTTTAATTTAGCTTTTAATTCTTCTACTTGCGTAGAAAGTTCTTTTACTGCATTAATAAGAGGATATATAAACATTTCTTGTGAAAGTCTTTGAGAACCATCTTCTTCCTCTGACCAACCTCCAAAGTTTTTATGTCCTACTTTATCTAATGCTTTTTCTACATCTTGTGCAATCATTCCATACAGATTTGTTTCTGTGTCCATGTGATTTTCTGTTTCAGAATAATCTTTGTAATGTGTTGGAAACTCGCTATTAGGTCTCCAATTAAATGTGACAGGTTTTAATTCATTAATAAAATTTAAACCTAAATCTGTATCTTTTATATTAGTTTTTTTATGTAAATCCGAACTTCTTGAAAAACTAGCGTTAGAGGTAAATACATTAGAAACAACATTACTGGCTTTACCGAAGCTAAATTGGTCATTAGTAGTATTTACAACATTAATACCTAAAGCTATACAATTTGTGCCGTCATGTGGACAATCTGAACTTACACCAATAATTATATTAGAAGCTCCTGATTGAATCGCATCTCCTGCTGCAGAACCTATACAAGTATTTGAACCTCCTGTGGTAATACCAGTTCCAGCATTATGCCCAACACAAACATTATCATTAGAATTCGCTGCGTCTAATGCAGCATAACCAATGGCTACATTACTTACACCCGTAGTATTAGCATAGTGAGCAACATAACCTAATGCTACATTTTGTGCTCCTGTAGTTGTGCTATAACCAGAGTATGCACCTAACGCTGTATTATAACTAGCAGTTGAATTTGAATATAAAGATGACATACCAACAGCAGTACATCTTTCTCCACCTGTATTACTGTATAAAGAATTACTACCTACGGCAACCCCATCAAAACCGCCAGTATTAGCAGTCATAGCATCATGTCCGATTGCTGTATTATTTGAGGAAGTTGTAGCTGCACCTAAAGAATTTTGTCCTACAGCTACATTATCTGCTCCAGTTGTTAAAGCATCACCCGCATCTGAACCTATAATAGTGTTTGCATCAGCAGTTGTAATTGCTGTACCAGAATTATAACCAACTAAGGTGTTATTTGTTCCAGTATTTTGTGTAGCACCTGCATTTGAACCAACCGCAACATTTCTGAATCCTGTTGTTTCTGCACCTAAAGCATTATAACCAATAGCAGTATTGTCATTTTCTGTTGTTAAAGCATCTAAAGCAGCTGTACCAACTGCTACATTTCTTGCTCCCGTAGTGTTTAAATCTAATGCACCTGCTCCAATAGCGGTATTGTTAGCACCAGTTGTATTAGCGTTTAGAGCATTATAACCAACTGCAGTACAACTGTTTGCTGTGGTGTGAGATGCTAAAGCTACAGCTCCAACTGCCGTGTTTGAAGCACCTGTAGTGTTTGTTTTTAAAGCATCTTTACCTACTGCTGTGTTGTTATCTGCAGTAGTATTTTGTTGTAAACTATCTGTTCCAACAGCTACATTTGATGCTCCTGTGGTATTTGCACCGAGAGCAGATGTTCCAACGGCTGTGTTATTTGAAGCAGTCGTATTAGCATCTAGTGCTTGACCACCAACAGCAACATTAGAAGCACCTGTGGTATTAACTAATAAAGCGTTTCTGCCTATGGCTGTATTAAAAGTTGCTGTGGTATTAGCTCCTAGTGCATCTGTTCCTACGGCTGTGTTGTAACCACCAGTTGTTGTTGCGTCCATAGCACCTTTACCAACTGCAACATTTTCTGTGCCTGTAGTGTTTGCGTATAAAGATTGATAACCAACTGCTGTGTTATTACTTGCTGTTGTATTTGCTTGTAAAGCCTGTCTGCCCAAAGCTGTGTTACTAGCACCTGTGGTATTAGTTATCATAGCTTCTCTACCAACTGCTGTGTTGTGGTTGGCAGTAGTATTATTTGCTAAAGTATCTGAACCTATAGCAACATTAGAGTGTCCTGTAGTGTTGTCTGTTAATGCGTTATATCCAACTGCTGTGTTTTCTTCAGCTGTGGTGTTAGCATCTAACGCAAAAGCACCGAAGGCTGTATTTTTTACACCTGTGGTGTTTACTGCTAAAGCACTAGCTCCAACTGCTGTATTATTATCTGCTGTGGTTATGCCTGAACCAGCATTTTTTCCTACAGTAGTATTAGAAGAACCTGTTGTAGTGTCTGCCATAGCTCCAGAACCAATAGCAACATTATCAGTACCAGTTGTTAAATTTAAAAATGCTTTACGACCAAGACCAGTATTATCATCACCAGAAGTAAGCACATTAAAAACTTCATACCCTAAGCCTGTATTATTAGAGGCTGTAGATAAAGTACCCGTACCCGCATCTTGACTAATAAGAATACTTTGTGAAAAGTTAGATATATTAGAAGATATACCTACGCCATTTATAGTTCCAGCAGTTAAAGCACCAGATACATCTGCTGCACCATTCATATCAATAGTTGTAGCGTTAATCTCTATTTCAGTATCAGATACTAAGTCTAATACTCCATCTGCTGATTGATGTATATAAGTTCCAGAATCACCAAACTGTAATTGTCTTGTGCTATTTAAAAGTATGCCTGTATCTGCAACATGAGTAAGGGTGGTGTCTTGGTCATCACCTAAATTTATAACTGCACCGTCTGCTAAAAATAAATCACTAAATTCTAATGATGTTGTACCTAAAGCAGCTCCGTCACTAGCATCTGGAACAAATGCTGTAGTTGCAGTAATAGTTGTACCTTGTATGGTGCTTGAACCTGTCAATGCTCCGCTTACATTTAAAGCGTCAACTGTAGTGGTTCCTGCTAAGTTTAAATCAGTAAAGGCATCTACCATAGCTGCACCAGAACCAGCTCCGTCTGAATATATAGCTTTTACATGGCCAGCGGGTATGGTTATGCTTGCACCACTGCCTTGTGAAATAATAATGTTTTGTGAGCCAGATGTTCCGTTTTCTATAAACCAAAGTTTAGATACTGTGTTTGGTCCAATAGTAATAGTACAAGCACTATCAAGAGTACCTGTATATTTTAAATAAAGTGAACGTCCAGGGTCAGTAGACCCGTCTGCTATTGTTGTGGTATGAGTGTCTGCATTGGTAGTAATCGCCTCGGTGCCAAAACTAAAGGCCTCCGCTATAAGCTCTAGGTTAGTATTGGTTTCTGTTCCCCAGGTACCGCTAGACTCACCTGTGCCTATTTCTTTAAGTCTTAAATCGTTTACATAGGTTGCCATATTTTATTTCCTCAATAATTTTATGCTGCCTCGTCTCTACCTGCATCTATTGTAGTATAGTTTGGAGATTGCGTTGTCGCAACCTCTGAATAGCCAGCAGTTTGTGTCGTAGATACTTCTGAATAACTTGGTGTTTGGTCGGTATCTATCAAACCATACACCATAATAAAGCCTGGAGAGGCCGTAGCGCTTACTCCAATAAGGCTTACTATAGCCGCAGCTTGTGGTGTTACATCGCTTAATCCTGCTGTAATACTTTGACCAGTAAGGTTAATAACCTCGTTTTCGTGAACAATTACAGAACCTAATGCTGAGGTAGTAACTAAAGTTCCAACGCTTACATTTGCTTTTGCATCTGTGGTAGGTGTGCCAAGAGCTGATGTGGCTGCTTGACCTGTAACACTTACTACAGCTCCAGCCACTACAGATGTAGTTCCTAGTGCTGATGTTATAACTTGTGTTGCTGGGGTTACGTTTGCTTTTGCAACTACGCTTACAGAGCCAAGACCAGATGTGATTGCTCCAACGGTGGTAAGGTTTACTGGTAGCGCGGTTCCCCACGCACCTTCGTCCCAGGCACCTCTACCCCAGCCGTTGATATTAGCCATTAGCTTAAGTTATCGCGAACTTGCTCTAATAAAGTCTTGATTGATGTGAGGTCTGCTCGCACAGGGTCCGTCATAAAATCAAGCGAAAGCATAGAGTCAATCGTAGCTATAGCGCTTATTATTTTTTCTTTATCGGTCATTGTGTTATTCTACCTCAAAAATACTTACATCGTTTAGGTTGTAATTATTTGTAAATTTTTGTAAACTAGGGTTGATGGAAAGATTATATTTTACATGGGAAGAAGGGCCAGCCGTCATTGAATCATACGATGATGGTAGGGATGGTTTTTTCATAGCAGAAAACGAGTCAGATTGGTCTGTGGCTACGCCAAAACAATTTGCAGATTTTTTGCTGGACGGTTCAAAAATGTCAAAAGAAGCCTTTGAAAGTAAGTTTGGTGTTATCGGTGCAGATTTACCAGAACTTCCAGATGTAACATAACCACCACTAGCAAACTTTTTAACAACCACATCTGTTGGCTTAAAGTTAGATTTAAGCGTTACATGCACTTCATCGGAAAATATGTCTTCAATATTCAAATCTTTTATAGGTATCTTTACTTCTACTAGCTCGTCTCCATATCCTTTAATTGCTCCGCTTGGTTTTGTTGAAAAATATATTCTGTCTTCTTTGCCAACCATCTTGCCAGTTTTTTTGATTTTGTCAGCTGACTCTTTGTTTGTTCTATGATATAGAGTGACGTTATTCTGTGAATCTAATTTTGCACCGCCTCTTAAATTAAATTCTTCTAAAAGGTCTTTTGACGCAACATCTAAGTTCGCTATGCCTTTTTTTGAAGACCCAACAACATCATAAAAAGCTGGGTCTATCTGATTTTTAGCATCAGAAAAAATTTGTTTCATTTTATCATCAAGCTCTTTTGCTTTTGCGAAGGTTTCATCATTAATCATGCGTCTTTGTGCTGCTGTAGTTGGCATACCGTCAGGTAATATAGCTCTAAATTCTTCATAAAAATCGTGTTGTTTTGTAGAGGCGCGCCACATGGGAGCTGTTATTAAACCTATTTCGGCTACAAGAGGCTCACCGTTTGAGCCAGTAAATGCGAGGTTTATTTTTCTGTCAACAAAACCCTCTGGCTTTACAACTCTTCCTTTGTCAAAAAATTGATAGCCGCTGTCGCCTAAAAGCTTTACAAAAGCCTCCTCTTCGGCAGGTGTATTTACCACAACTCTCTTTCTCATTGGGTCGGTTAAGCCAGAAATGTTGCCTTTGTATTTATCTCTAGTCTTTTCTACCATTCTTGGTATGCCTTTTAAAGTACCGAAAGGTTCTCCGACACTGCCTAACTTACCAGATAGTTCTGGTAGTGTTGTTTCAAGATTTAAACTTCTTGCCATATTTTGCGTAAACTCTTGAAACTCTGGACTTAATCTTTCTGCTCTAGCGCGCATTTTATAAGCATCAGCTAGTGGATTGCCTGTGTTCAAATCTGCTTGATGCATCCTAATTATATCTCTGTTTACTTTTATTGGTTTTTCATCAAGTGATTTTATTCCTTTTTTAAGTGCAGACTTGGGTCCTCTTGCTAGGTCGCCTAAAAGCGGTATAGCTCCTAGCGCTGATAGTCCAGCTATGCCTGTGTTCATTAAACCAGCTTTAACTTGTCCCTCGCCAAAGTCTCTGAAAGCATCACGACCGTATTTGCCAGCTGTGATAACATCGTGGGCCATTCCAGGCGGAGTAAAGCCGTAGCCTATTTGAGCTACAAGAGGCACATTTTCTTCAAACTCTTCAATACCTCTATCTAAAATATCTCTATCATCAGGTTTGATGTATTGTGATATATCGGTTTGTGGGCGCAATAAAATATCTTGCATGTCCTCTGGGGACAAAGATTCAAAAATGTTTATGCCACTAATTGATTGCATAAACTGATTATAACTAAATTGTCAGATTAATCTATTCGTGCAGGCCTTGGAATTTTCTTTGTAAAATCCTGTGGACCTTGTGATACGGAAACTCCTCATAGCCTGGATGTAAGCTTTGTATCTGTTTCGCTATCTTTCTAGCTCCTAGTCCTTTAGCTCGTAAAGCATAGATATGTTTTAACACCGCTTGCTCTTCTGGTATCGGTACTAGCTTAGTTCTGCGTCTGCTACCAGAGTTATCATACTCTTTCTTATAGCCAAAGGGTGTTTGACCACCGATTGAGTAGCCTTTTTCCGCATAAACTAACTTGCCACCGTTTAGCCTGGACATAATCGTTTCTCTTTCTATCTCGGCAAACATAGCCATATTAGTTATCAGTTGTTGGTTTGCAATTCTGGTCATATCCATTTTGGCCTCAAGACCTGTCTTTTCTGTCTCTTTGGGCAAAACAACTGGTATATCACCAAACATATCACAAAAATAAAGTGTGATGCCTGACTCTTCAAGCGTTGGTATCATATTAACCATTTCTAAAAAAGACCTAGCAAGTCTGTCTAGTTTGGTTGCTATTATTACATCATGCTTGTCCATGACATCGGTCAACTCTCTGGAGCCTGGTCTTTCTAGTAAAGGCTTCATGCCGCTAATGCCAGCGTCAGTAAAAAACTTATCTACCTTGCGACCGTTGTATTTGCTTGCAACAAACTGCTCAATAGATTTCTTTTGCTCCTCAAGTGAAGAGCCGTCTTTGGCCTGTTGCTCAGATGATACTCTGATATAGCCATAGATATTGTTTACTTGCTTTCTTGGTTCAATCATGCTGCCTCCTTAATTAAATTGCCACCCCATTGTTCTGCCATAGCTTTAGCCATGCCATGATGAAACTTACTTCTTACTTTCCATCTATCTGGTCCTGGAGGTGCTTTGTGTATATCGTCCCTAGCTGTTTCTTTTGTAAGCGTTCCTGTCGGTATTAGTGGCGGCAGGTTCTTTAGCCAAAGACTTGTTTTCTTTGTTATGTTGTCTTCTGCATCTATGCTTTCTGCAAATTCGTAGGGTTGAACATATTGTGTAGGGTTCCAGGGAAACTCTCTATCAGATATTTCTTGGATTTTTTTTCTTGCTCTGGATAACATTATTGGATTTTCAATAGCAATTTTGGGCACATCTGCGTTCCAAAGGTCAGACAGCAACTTGCAACCATCTATTAGTTCTTGCTCCATTTGTTCTAATGTTTTACCTGGTGGAGGAACCTTATACCACCTAGCGCCCGACAAACAAAGTCTAGTGCACGGCGGGTGGGCAACCATCAACATATCCCAATCATCCATAACAAGAACGTTTCTAACATCGTCCTGGATATGTCTGTTTGTTGATGTGTCTGATTTTAATATATCGCACGACCAAGCGTTGTGGCCAGCTGCAAGAAAAGCCTCACGAACAATTCCACTGGTTTCACAGGCTATTAATATTTTCACATTTCCTCCTTTTCTATGCCAATCCATTTTACGTTCTTCATGCCAACCAACCCTTTGGTCAACAGGTCATAGTCGTTATCGTTGCCAACAACTATGTCAACGCGTTTTTGTTTTATCACAGCTTTATGCGGATTGAGTGTCGCAGCAATTTGCCTTATGCAATCTCTTGCCTCCTCAATATCTTTAAAGTTTCTATTTATTGCCATTATTTACTCCTTGTTTAATTTTGCTTCTTCTTTTCTTATTAAATCCTGATACATAATTTTTATTCTATCTCTTTGTTGTTCTAGGTCTTTTATTTCCTTTTCGTAACTTTCAATCGCTTCGTTCATATTTTTAGTAAAGTTATCTACTCTTTTTTGATTATATGTATCGTTTGGTAATAATTCGTTATGTGTCCATACATCTTCACCATCAATTTTTACCCAACCCCCCTTTTTAGAAATAGGCACATCTTTGCCATCAACTTTTATATACCAAACTTTGTCTTCATTGTTCATGCTTTACTCCTTATGTTTCTTTGAATTTTTTTAATTTGCTTATCTAGCTCTTGGTGCTTTCTACCAAAACCTTTTCTCATTTCTGCAAATTCTTGCAGTGTTTGATTTTTATAAGGTGTGCAGTTTCTATATGCTTTGATATATTTGGTCCTTTCCTGTTTTAATTGTTCTAGGTTTTCCATATTTACTCCTTATTTATTTTTTCAACAGTGTAGTATTCTCTGTAATATCCATAACCATCACAACACCAACAACTATCAACTCCCATATCTCCATTCATAGTTCTTGATACTCCGCTACCATGACATTCTTCGCAAGTTATTTTTACTGATTCGTTATCTTCCATATTTCCTCCTTATTTAATTTGTTACTCACAATACAATAATAACAGTTTCATAAATATTTGCAACTATTTATACATTATTATATAATCTTTTTTGTAATTAATTAATTGGAGTAAATTATGAGCGAACCAAAACATGTAAAGAATTGGGTAGGACCTTTAATGAAAGGTATCTTTATGAGATACCTGGCAAACAAACACAACAAACCTTATGGCGATATATCACCCAAGGATATGACAGAAAAAGAGATTGAGTTGTGGAAAGAGATAGAGGCTATGAACGGCAACATAGTCGGCATTAGTTTTAAGAACAGGTTGCACTAATGGATAAAAAAGAATTAATAAAAGACGCAACAGAAATTGCAGCGATTGTGCATGATATGCGAGTTGAGTTTATTGAACTGAACGCTAGGCTAGATTTGCTGCAAATGAAGATAGATGCTTTTTCTAATCCAAAGCCATCCAAAAATCAGATAGCTCAAGAAATAAAATACAACGCGCAATTCGGTAAATTAATTGAAGGTGCTATCGCTTATGATTATACAAAGGGTAAATTTTATGCAGGATGGGGTAATGAGGCAAGACAATTAAAAGTTGGTGATAGCGCTATATTTGCTTGTCCAAAAGATGCAGCAAATTTTTACCAGGCAACTCGCAGATGCGGGTACAGAGTTTTAAGAGTTGCTAAAACAGTTGATGGCCAAACAAAAATTACTCTAACTAGATATGAATAAAAAAATGAAACAAGACTTTGCAGAATATCTTACTGAGGCATTTATAACTTTTATGGATGGCAACAAAAGCGTTGAATGTTTGGAGAGCTATTATTTGCGTAACAAGTCGCAGCTGGATGTCATTAAGGGTACCGATGCAAAGTTACATGCAAAAATTATCCAGGCATTTAAAAATAAGAAAGCAGAAATATTGGAGAAAGAAAATGATTGATGCTGATGATATAAAAAAAGCAAGAGAGATTATTGCAGAAGAAATAAAATCTTATACAAGTCAAGGTATAGGTGAAATTGCTACCTGTAGATATTTATCTAAAAAATATAATTGTTATTGGGGAGCATTACAACAATTATCAAATCAAAGTTTAAAAAGTATTAAAAAGTCTGTAGAAACAGCAGAAAAAATATTGGAGAAACAAAATGAAGCTTAATTGTTTTTCTAAAAAAAAGTTTAATATTGACGATTGTGTGCCAGTAACTATTGATGAAATACATATTTACCAAAATAAAATACAAAAAATTATGCAACCATATTTAGTTCAAGAAAAAAATGGTCGTCAATATATAGATAACAAAAAAGAAAATATAAAAATTATTAGAAAGGTTGCAGAAAAATATAAAATTTTTTGGGGCAGCCTGTATAAATTTATATTTGAAGAAGAGCTAAGTTATACCATTATGGCAAAACTTGTAAAAAAATTAAAAGACGCTGGATTATAAATACTTGGAGAAACAAAATGACAGATAAGGTTGTCCAGATAGAAAAGGTAGCGCAAAGGTTGCGTGATTTGTGTAACGACGAGGTTGAAAAGCTAGAGGATAGCTTGCCAAATGTTACAAATCTTTTTGAGCGTGATAGTATTTTAAAAGAAATTGATGCTTTGCACGAAATGGCAGACGAGGCAAACAGACAAGCGGTTTTTATAGTAGAAAAATATTATAAGGAGAAGGAATGAAAGTAGATAGAAGAAAAATACCAGAACATTTAAGGCATCTAAGCGATAATGCTTTAAAAAATTTAATTAAACTATTTACGCCTGCTTTCTAGCGAAACGGCGGGCCAGTAAACCAAGCAACAACGACATATCGGTCGCCTTTGGTTACAGGCTTGACCTGGTGCGAGATAAAAGAGCTAAAAGCAACTATTTCACCTATCTGCGGTCGCGTGCAACTAGCATTATCGCTAGTCCTAAAGCATAATTCGCCGCCATCATACTCATTATTAAGGGCAAGTGTCATACTTATCTTGCGAGTAGCAGCTGTACCGTCGGGTCCTATGTCAATATGATAGCCATAGCCGTTACTCGGTGCTTTATAGTGGATAATTTGTGCTGTTTCTATGCCATCTATCTCATAATTGAAGTATTTGTTAGCAGAAACCGCTATTTTATTGAGGATTCTATACAATCTGTCCTCTTTAGCATCAATATAATGTATTTCAGCATCACGAATATCAGTATTTGCTGTTTCCTTAGCGCTTTCGTGCACTTTTGCCTGCACAGGTTCAGATTCAACCAGGTAATCTAAGAATAAATCTACTTCATCTTGAGTGATAGATAGTCCAGTTACGCCGTGATTAGGTTTTAAAGTAGCTGTCATAGTTTCTCCAGTTCTTTTTTAGAACATCTAACCAGTCCTCAATAGACATGACGCAAATTTTGTCATCTTCTTGTGGCCAGTCTAGGTTCATAGCATACAAGGGTATGCAAACTCGGATGGGTCTGCGGTTGAACTTAAATATCAAGGCTGGAATCCTACCATTACTGGAGCTGCAAACTTGATTCCACCAGGCTTGTTTCAGCCATTCGCCTTCTTTATAGAATTTACACTCAACCGCATGAAAGGGTATATCTAAATCACATAAATCTTTTTCTTGGTACTGGTCCAAGTTACGTTTTGTTTTAAAATCAATATTATTTTCAGAAAAAAAATTATTTAAAATTTTTGCTATGTCGCGTTCAAATTGTGCGCCTTTATTTCTGGAGTTAATCGGCATGGTATAAGTCTGCCAAAACTTATAAAAAATTGCAAACGATTATAAAAATTATTTTAAAATTTTTTTGCGTTGAGTTTTTCTAGTGATTCAATGTATCAAACCTAGTTATAGCTACAACTGCAAAGGCCTTGCCGATATTTGGGGTGGTAGGGGTCCCTTAATCGGTTTTTCCCCAGAAAAAAGCGGTCTCTAGGGACTCCAATATTACTGGCGTTACTGCTGTGCTCACATGTTGCACATAGTTGCACTAAAGTATAACTCTAAATATCTGTCGTAAGTTGTTGATATGCCGTGCTTTTTTGGAGCATGCCTTTTTTTCCTTAAAAAAAAACTTTTCTCTGGGCGCGGGCGCCAGAGTTAGTTTTATTTCTATTTATCTTTAGGCGAATAATCCTCAACATCTGCGCCGAGTAATCTTCCTAATCGCTCCTTGATTTGCTCCCTGCTCATCTTCTCTAGGTTAGCGTTGATGTTTATATTCTGCGACCGATTGATAGATAAACCAGCGAGTTGATTAAGCTCTTTGATTGCTGATACCGCAGCATTGTATTGTCCTTTTTCAAATGCACTCTCCATTACTTTCCACAACATAGTGCCAGTCTTCTGTGGTGTGATTGCATACTTTTCTGCTAGCTCATCTTGTTTTATTCTTATTGCTTTAACCACATTTGGATATGTCTTGCCGTTCAATAGTTTATTCGCCGACTGACTTGGAAATTCATAACCAGCTTTTCTGGCTGCCTCGGTCATACCGCATGCACCTTCGGTGTAATGCCAAACAAAGCTGGCCTGCATTTCGGTTAAGCCATGCTCCTTGTCTTTATCAAATTGCAATGGCGCATCGGCGATTGGTTGTTTCTTAATCTTCTTTGGCATATCTATTCCTTGCACTCATGTGTCTTAATATCTTGTATCGCAATATACTTTCCACATTTCTCACACTTTGCTTTAACTTTCTTGCGTTTAAATATTTTATCCCACTCACGATTATAAACCGATTGCTTACCTGGTCTTCTTTTAGAACCCTTACCCATAAGTGCACAGTGTAGAGTGCATAGCACTTCTATTATACCTATTATGTAACCCGTAAGAATGTAATCTTACGCTAGTTAAGTAATATATATATATATAATACACTATACCCTTATATAGTATTAACCCAGTATTAGTAAGGCTTTCAGCAAGGGTACAGCTTTTTTTACTATACCCTGTGCTATACCCTTTTAACGCCTTATTTGTCATTTATGTTCCTATCCGCAATTAAGACAGCCAAGCCGACTAATAATATTGATGCGGCCAGCACTGAGAGAAAGGTAACAGCTGATATGCAAATTATCTCTTTTAGCAGCTCAATCATCAGAATAATTTTCTCTGTTCTTGTGCTTTCTTAATCCTAGCACATGCTATCTCAAAATATTCCTCGTCCATTTCTATACCTACAAATTTAAAACCCGACATAACCGCCGCCTTACCTGTGCTACCACTACCCATAAATGGGTCAAGCACAACACCACCTTTCGGTGTTACCAGGCGACATAAATATTTCATCAACTCCGTTGGCTTAACTGTAGGGTGTTCATTACCCTCATCTCTATCTTTTTTGTTTGCTTTCGCACAATAAAAATATCGTGCTTTGTCCTCAAATATCTCCTGCACTTCCTCAGAACCATCGTGCATGACATTGGCTGGGAATCTGCCTTGCTCGTTACCTGATACTTTATAATCTGATAACTCACCGCCTTGCGTTTTACCTGCAAAACCACCAATCCTACCACTACCACCAGATAAATTATCATCTGTGCCAACCCGACACTCATCTATATTAATTCCACCAGTACCATGCTCTAACACGTTCTCAGCAACACTGCCTTTAAATTGTTTCCTCGCCATAACAATCGGCTCATGTGCTGGCTTTAAAGCCGTACCCCAACCCTCGTATTGTTGTGCTTCTTTGGTGTGAAATTTTACATTCTGAATATGTTTTTTTTCAGAATAGTCTTTATCTCTGTAACCTTGTTTATGTTGCATTTTACTGTAGCCTATTTTGCTATCTACCAAATCTCCGTCTAATTTATTCCAATCTTTCCAATTTGCTGTTCCGTGTTTTAACTTGCCCTCAATGCCTTTAGCTATGTTATAGGACTTTGGAAAACCACTACCATAAAGCCACATAATTTGGTCGCGGATTTCAAATCCTGCGTCCTCAATCGGTATAGTTCCTCTGTGATAAGTGCGAGAGCCAAAAAATGATAAAAGATGTGCACCAGGCTTTAATACATCATGTACTTGCGTCCAAATATCCACGTCAGGCACATCATAATCCCATTTCTTGCCCATAAACGATAGACCATAGGGCGGGTCTGTTACACAAGCGTCTATATCTTTTAATAAAGGCAAAACGTCTTTGCAATCAGCACAATATAGGGTTGCGTTGCCTATTTTTTTCATTTGCTTAATCATGTCTAAAATTTATCCGTATAGTTACTAAATTCTTCGTCTATCGCCGAATAATCTAAGTCAAATATCTTCTTACCATTACTTCTGCGCGGCATGATGCCCTTTTCGTGTAAAACACGACTTGCCTCTTTGAAATCAGGCATCCTGGGGGATTTAATTCCCAAATCGCGCAACAATTTGGTCATTTGCACTGGCTTTCCATCTTCACTGTCAAAATTAACGTGTTCTAGTATCAAATCTTCAACACTAGACTGAGTTCTATACAATTCGTTGCTATCTTGCAGTAATTCACGCTCATCTGGTGATAAAAACCAGTTCTTTTGTCCCTGCACATACATAGTTTCTTTTACCTGGGCCCAAAGCTGTTGCATATTGATGCCGTGATTGACATTGATGTCTTTAACCGCGAGTACCCAGAATCTACGATTGCCACTTGTGTCCGTCAAGAACTCGCGTGCGTTGACCGATGCATAAAACGCCGTACGGCGCTGATAAGTCGTAAAAGCACGGTCATAGGGTAGCCTTAGCTCATCCGTGCGTGATGTTACAAAGGCTTTCAGCTGGTCTATATCCGATTTTTTAAAGGTAGACTCTATTTCGCCTAATTCTACAATCCAATGACTAACGGCTCGCTTTACAGAGTCCTTGTCAGAAGGGTTAAGCGTTGCACCCTCCAAGAGCCAGCCATTATTGTAATCACATAGGCGTTTAAACCATAAGGTTTTACCGAGTCCTTGTGCTCCTTGTAATACCAGTATGCCTTCTAATTCAACACCCTTAACTTCGTAAGCGGCGGCCACACAACTGATTAACCACTTCTTTAGTAACATATCTCTAAGCTGTGCGGATTCCTCTGTAGTCAGCGAATTGAGAAAGTCTGGCAATCGGTCCTGTCCATCCCACGGCTCACTATCTATCCATTCTTTTACAGGATTATATTCGCGCGCCAATACTTTGAGATAGTCGCGTACCTTTGAATGAGGTATGCCCATGTTAATACAACGATGCTCTATTTCAATTAGGCTAGCCTCCTCATGCATGTCTGCAATAAAAGTCATGTTGGGTATGTCTATCTCCATCTTCTTCTTAATCACGTTGTAGCGCACATCAACATTGTGCGTCTTTAATACACCGTCAATATTGTCTTTAGTATTTAAGAAGCGTCCGCTTGCTGAACGCACAAAATCGTATTCAACAGGCACATCTATTTTCTGCAAGACCACCTCGCCTTCGGCTACCGTAACTTCGTTCTTATGGTCGTTGTAATCGCCTGTCGTTTCTGGCATTTGTACTTCGGCGTAACCGCCTGCTTTATTGACCCAAGCTGCCGCTTTCTTTGCCTCTTTTTCGCCTGTCTGACTTTCGTCATTATCGGCGACAAAGACGTGCTTATGACTTGGGAAGTATTGATACATAACCTCTGCTACTTTAATCAGATTGTAAGCATCAAAGGCGACGACAACTGGCTGGGAGCGGTCAGCGTATATAGAGGCAGCTGTTGCATAACCCTCTGCGTAATTAAGGGTATCTGAGCTATTAAATATTTCTCTGCCGAGAAGAAAAAAGCTACCGCTTTTTTTAGAACCAGTAAGAAAACGCTTGGTGCCATCGGGACCGATATACTGTAGGCCAACGATAGTGCCCTGACCATCCTTCATACAGATAACCAAATTATTATTGTTATCTTTTTTTAATCCATAGGATAAGACCTGTTTCTTTTCTAAATATTCATGCTTAACACAATCCTCACATTTATCCCAAATGGACTGTGCTCGCTGTGCGGCCTGCGTATATTTTTCTGCTGTCTTGACCTCTGCCTGGCGTCGTAGCTCTGCAATCTCCGCCTTCTGTTCTTTAGTCATGCGGTATCTTTTACTATTCTCAGGTTTCCAGGTTGCTGTAGGTTGGTCCGTGCTGACACGATAATCGCCAATACGACCGTAGGGGGAGGATTGGTCTAGCCAGGCTTGATACCAACCTACCAGCTTCCTTTGATTACCAATATTGATGTAGGCCCGACCTATTGAGCCATCAGTAATCAAACCCTTCTTAGGGTCTGGTTCATAGCCATTGGTGGCTAAGAAATCTTGAAATTGTGAAACGTAATCTTTGGTAAAGGGTGTGTTAAAATTCTTGTTAGGTCGTTTTATTTTTAATGACATCAATCCATCGCTTTTTTATGTGTTTACTTCTTTTGTAAAAGGTTATAGAATAATACCCAAGTTTATTATAATTTGCAAACACATTAGAGGAGATATTTATGAGCTTAACAATAAGTAGCGACGGTAGCGGCGAAAGTCTACCAAAATTACAAAAGGGAATCTATCTTGGAACTTGTTTCCGCATAATTGACTTGGGCACTACAGACCAAGAATACAAAGGCGTAAAAAGTAAAAAGACTAGAGTACACATAACCTTTGAAGTAACAGAGGCGTTGGACCCAGATAGTAATACTTCCAAAATGGAAGACGGTAGACCTTTCGCAGTTTCCAAAACGTACACTGCATCTTTATTTGAGGCAGCGGCATTGCGTAAAGATTTAGAGAGCTGGCGTGGTAAAAGTTTTACCGAAGAAGAACTCGGTGGCTTTGATATTAGTAAATTACTTGGTTGTACCGCAAGAATAGAAGTGGGTCATACTGCACCGACAGAAAATTCAGTTGGCGGTAATCCAAAGATACTAAATCTGCAAAGACCAGATGGCGGCATCCAAGTTGTAGAAACACATAATGAAAAACAATCGTTTGACTTAGATGTTTACCTAGATGATTTTAGAGGTAAGCAATCAGCCGATAGCAAAGCTATGTGTGATATTTTTGATTCACTACCACCCTGGCAACAAGAAGATATTGAATCTAGTTATGAATACAAATCAGCTGTGGGTGAATCAGATGAACCGTCTATGTCAGAGGACTTATCTAAATTGACAGATGATGCTGCAAAGATGAACAGTCCTGATTTTGACGAGAGCGAAAATAAAAAAGGTTTAACGGACGACGACATCCCTTTTTAGGTTTACAGGTAGGCGACGACCCTCCGCACAAATTCTCTTCTTACTCCAAGAGAACAAGCGTCGCTTACCAACCCAATACTATGTATAAAGATAAAGCAATAGAAATAGCAGAACTCTTAGACATTAAGGGCGAGGCTTATGCAAGTCCAGATGTTTTCTTTGAACAATTAGCAAACACCTGGAACAGCATGCTTGGTGCCAACCTTACACCAAGCCAATGTTGCGCCATGATGTTGGCTTTTAAAGCTTGCAGGATAGTCAACAATCCAAACCATCAAGACTCAGCTGATGACATGGTAGGATATAGTTTGATACTAACTGAGCTAGTAAAAACACAAAAGCATGACTAACGAAATAGAATATGAACTACAGGTTTTGCCAGCAGCACTAATGATGCAACACATTCTTGATGATGATACTGTGCTGCGACTAAACAACTACTTAGATGTATTAAGAAATGATACTTCCAGAACATCGGCTGGTCCTGACTTGGTAGGCCAAATACACCAAGGCGAACAAATAATAATGGATTATCAATCGCCTATACTCAAACCTTTTGTTAGTATAGTAGAAAGCTTGGGCCTTGCTTATCTACGACATTTTGTGGAACAAACTAAAACTCCTCTAGTCTCCAAGAAAATTGACGTGGATAAGTTATGGTCCGTTCATAGTTTTGCAGGCGACTACAATCCAATTCACGACCACTTAACGACATCACCGATGGGCATATCTTTTACTTGCTGGACCAAAGTGCCACCACAAATCGGCGAGCTAGATGATGACACAAATATAAGTTTATACGACAGCTCTGGAGCCATAGACGGCTTTATAAATTTTACCTATGGTTTAAACCAAAGCAAGGACCCAGAGCGATTAAGACCACCTCAACAAGTTATGATTAAACCAGGGGTAGGCAAACTATTATTATTTCCCTCTTGGATGCAACACTGCGTCTATCCGTTTAAGGGTGAGGGTGAAAGAAGAACCGTTGCTGGCAATCTTAATTGCCACAGCATAACCAAAAATGAATTTGAGGAGATACAAAATGAAACCAGGAATATATGAAGACATACCCTATGAACAATATGCAGAGATACCAGCCTTTAGGTCTCACGACCTAACAGCGGTCATTAAATGCCCATACAGCTGGAAACATCAAAAAGAAATGGTCCAGACCCCAGCTCTGCTGGAAGGGCGAGTGCAACACACTGTTTTTTTAGAGCTGCATAAGTTTGATGATGAGTTTGTAATACAACCAAAGATTGACCGCAGAACAAAAGCAGGCAAAGAAGAGTATGAAGATTTTATGGCCAGCATAGGTAATAGAACAGCCGTTACACAAGATATGTTTGATACCTGTATTGAAAGACGTGATGTTGTAAAAGACTATGTGCCAAAAAAAAATGACCGAGCAGAACTAACGCTTGTGTTTGAGTGGCATGGCCACCCTTTCAAATGTAGATTGGACTGGTATGATAATGAAAGAGTTTGGGACCTTAAAACATGCCGTGATGCCTCACCTAGAGGTTTTAGAGCGGCTATTAATAACTTTAACTATCACATGCAAGCAGCACTATATGTTGACGGTTGTAGAGCCTCTGGATTAAGAGCAGATGGTTTTAATTTCTTAGCACAAGAAAAAGCACATCCATATCCATTTGGTGTTTATACTTTATCCGATGAGGCATTGGAATATGCCAGAGCAAGAAACGAACAAGCACTAGAGCTGTTGTTAAGATGTAAAGAACAAGATGATTTTAAACCCTACAACCTAGATGGTGTCCAGGTTGTAGAAATTTCAGATTTATATTAGCTGACTGTCTTCAACCAATCGTTGTAGGTTTTTTGTAATTCAACATTTAAACCGTGAAAGTTTGCATCTTCAAGAGCGTTAAATGCTATCTTCATAATTGCATTGCCATCCCAACCTAAAAACCTTGATACCACCTTACCAATACATTCCTCAGTTGTAGCATCGTAGCCATCTACATAGCAACAATTATTAACCTCATCAACAAGTTTACTTAGTTCTGTATTAATAGACTTGTCCATGTTTTCAATTTGTTTCAATTTATCTTTAACATTCATAATCTTACCTCCTAGCCGTAAGCTTTTAATGTTAATTCAGCAACGATGTCGTTTCTTTTTTTCCACGCAGCGTCTCTTTCTTTTTTTGATTTGCTTTCGTCATTTGCTATTGCATCAAGCTCAGCAATAATTTCTCTATAAGTTTTCTTTTTCATGTTACCCTCCAGTAATTTGAAAATGGTATGGCTTGTTCGTCTACACCCCAATAAACACCAATACCGTCGTTAATATTACCAACTTGTATGTTGGCAGGGTTATGTTTCACTCTTCTGCCGTCATCCCACTTAATAGTGATATGTCCGTCAGCATGTGTCGCGTCTACTTTGCCAAAGTCTAATGGGATGCCAGCACCCCAATAGCCTGTAACTTTTTTGTTTAAGTATCTCACTACGCCACCTCCTTGCAGTTGCATTTTAAATAAACAGTTTTCTCTGGCACTGGATTGCCAAAGCAATCCTCAAAAGTAATCTTTCTTTTTCCAGTACCTAGACAGTCTTTGCATATGTTGTCATACACCTTTGCAAATCCGTTTTTGAGTTTCTTTGCCATGGCTTTATCTTCGTTGCCATGCTCGTCATAACTAATTACATCAAACATTATTTACCTGCCTTGTCGTTAATAATTTCACTGGTTATTGAGGGTTGCCATGTGCCCTCAACATGTTGTTTCAAGAAAACCTCCCAAGCCGTAAAACCCTTGTTTTTTTCTTTTTCTATTAAATCAGAAAAACCTATTTCTTCTGGTTTCCATATTTGAAGTGCAAGTTTTATATATATTCTTGTCAAATCGTGATTGCCACCCAAATCTTCAATAACAGTTTTTTCTGTCCACACTGTATCGGCGTCATACTCAACTTCTTTTATTAAAAATCTAGTAGCCTTATCTATGCTATATGTTGTGATACTGCTCATTATTCACCCTCCTTTTTGTTATTAATTAAATTTCCCACATAGATATAATGCCATAAGTTGCAACTAATTGCAACTATTTACACACAATAATAACAAGTTTTTTTAGTCTAAGGAATGGTATAAATCCACAGTTTTTTGCTTATCGCATAGCCAGAAAACCAATAAGTATCTGTCTCCACTTTCTACTGGTAGGCCTTTATGTAGATTATTAAAGCTAGGAAACATGAGCGCATGTCCTGTAGGTAAAGGCGGGACCTCACCGTAATTATGAAATGCAGTGCCACCACCTTCATACTTACCAGTATTCAATGGGACTACAACAGATATATCTGCTGATTCATCGTGATGCCAGGCACCTTGTTTTTTATCTTTAAGATTATAGTTTGCTATTTGTATAGACGCAGGGTCTCTGCAATCTCTTTGCCATATTGCATTAAAGATAGGATTTAAAACAGATTGAACTACAAACCACATGGTCCTATATAGTTCAGGCACTTGTTCTTTTAAAACAATTTCTGGTATCTGTCTTAAAGTGTCCTCATCATCATTGCCAGCAAACTTTATTTCTTTTTTCATTTGTTCTATTTCTCTTAACAACATCGTACAGAAATGTCTGCGAAACAAAGGCACTTTATAAATATCTGGATATATTTTTTTTACTATATCGTGCGCTGGCGTTTGTTCCATATCTTTCAAACCCATAGCTGCTTTGTATTTAACTATATGCGGCAAGGTATCTTGAACCGCTTGATAAGTTGTATGGTTAATCATCCAATGTGATTGCATACTTAATAGATAGTTTTTCAGTTTATACATAAAAATAGTATATCAGATAAACTTAAATAATTAGTT